TCGAACTCGGACATGGCAACCTCCTTACTCCTCGATCTCTCCACACTTGGGGCACTTCTCCTTGAGCTCCCCATTCTTGGACCGGACCATGTTGACCTCTCCGACAAGGTCAACGTAGAACTCCCACCCACAGGAGTAGCAGCGAATCCGCGCCTCAGGATTGAGGTCTTCGAGAACCACGAACTTGGGCATGGGCAATCCCCCAATCTGCTAGCCCCGAAGTAGGGCTGCTATCCCTGCCCTCTCAAGGGAGAAGGCAGAGTAGTAGTCCTAGCAGAGCGCGAGCTGGATCTGGGACTGGGCCTTGACCTTGGGCGTTGCAACCTTGGGCTTGGTCACCTTGCCGTGGAACTTGATCGGGTACACGTCCGGGATCTGATCCATGTCCGCCAGGAACAAGACGTAGTCCGCCAGCTTCTGAGCCGCAACCGCATCTCCGAACCCGAAGAAGTTGTAGCCATCCCGGTTGAGGGGCTTGATCTCTGCCTTCTTGGACTCGGGGTCGTAGATCACGGAAGCTATGATCCCAGTGATCCCGACTTTGCCGTCCCTGGAGAGCGCCACTGCCACATTGGCAATGGTGTTCCGGGACTGCTTGCTGGTGCCCCGAGCGAACATGAGCTGGTAGGTCCGGTGCTCCACCACCGTGGCCTCCGTCATGGCCTCCCGGAGCCGCTTGTTCTCCTCCACCAGTTCCATGTTCTGAGCCTCGAGCTGAACCTTCGTGGTCTTCGACATGGCATGATCTCCTATGCTCACTATTGAGCTGCTACCCCAGCTGGGAATCGAACCCAGCTAAGCTGCATGCAGCATGTCCAACATGGGGTATGCACCCAGGGGTATGTTGACCCTGGGTATGTTGTAACTGAGTATGTTTGGGTATAACCCTAGCTCATGAGCTGACGCTCGATGTGAGAGCTACCCAAGCAGGGGCCTGTCCTCCTACGCTACAGGCAGAGTGTCCAGCTGCTCCACCCAACTGGTAGTGCTGCTACCCATTCAGCTGCTAGTTCACTGGCTGTGCTTGAACGCCAGCTAATAGCAGCTGAGTCAACAGCTGACTCAGTGAGTATTGGCTATCACTCACTACGATACCCAGTGATCAACGCCTACTGGTCACGGCTGATCCTCATGCACACAGCTAGCTGATCTCAGTGCTGCTCACATCAGCTCAGCTAACTGTTAGCTCACACCATCAGTGCTGTTGAGGCACTATGGAGGATAGGTGCTCACACTACTGCTCAACATCCAGCTAAGCATAGGCGTAGCCAAGCTATGCTGTCAGCCAGCGTGGAGAGCCAGCTGCATACGGTTGAGCATTGATCACTGTTCAGCTAACCAGCTACATGCACCATGTACTGAGATAGCTAGCTCGATGCGTTGATAGCCTATGATGCAGCATTAGCTGCTTGGTCTATTGACCATGAGGCTCAACGCATTCCACTTGGCTACCCCGGTACCGTGGAACACTTGCTGATTATCTAACCAATAATCAACACGGGACCCAGAATATATGCGGCGTTTGGAACCTCCATTAGGACCCTCTCCAGCTGGCCAGCTCAGCTGGAACCAGCTCAAGTGGTGGGTCTGCTAGGCTACGTGTTTTAGGAGGGAGGGAATCTGGTTCTGGCTATGACATAGGTGTAGAATGAGAAGGTATATTAGGAGGCGGCGGATGGACCTGAAGAGCGTCTTCCAGAGCCTGTCGTGGGGAAGCAGCAAGGAGACCCGGAGCGGGCCCGGGAGCACGCTGGAGGGTACTCGTCAGCTGAGGGTGGCTTTGCCGCGGCTGCTGGAGAAGTGGAAGATCCGGGTGGTGAACGATGCGGGGTGCGGGGACCTCAACTGGATCTCCGGCCTGAATCTGGCTGGGATCGAGTACCGTGGATTCGATCTCCGCGGGCTGTCTGGTACGGAGGCCGCGCGGCTGGGGACGATGAAGGCCGGCGTCCGGAGCGTCAACGAGCTGGACATCACCAGCGAGGTCATGCCGCCGGCGGACCTGATCATCTGCAAGGACGTGCTGATCCACCTGCCCCATGCCCTGGCGCTCGAGGCCCTGAAGCTGTTCAAGCAGGCGGCGCCCCTCCTGTTGAGCACCTCCGACCCGACCGTCAAGAACATCGACATCCTCGCGGGGCAGTTCCGGCCCGTCAACCTCATGGCCCCGCCGTTCAACCTCGGGGAGCCGCTGGAGAAGATCGAGGAGCCGCAGTGGCGCAGGTTCCAGGGCCTTTGGAGGCTCTGACCATGGAATGGATCATAGCGGCCTTGGTTCTGCTCATGATCTTCCTGGCCATGATCGTGGTCTCGAGCTACTTGTTCGGCGGGGGCCACGAAGTCTATGACACGGGGAACGGTATCAAGGTCAAGTGCCCGGAGGGTGACGGGCTGTCCCGGGTCGTGTACGGAAGTGAGATCTTCTGCCCCTTCTGCAGCCTCAAGCTCAAGCCTCCCAAGCGCAAGTACCGGTGGGAACGCAGGTAGGAACTATTTGCACGCCTCTCCGGATTCTCCCGGAATTATACTTGCCTTGCTGGTATTGGTTGCTATAATGGTATTGTTGAGTGAGGCAAGGACAATGATGGGCGGCAACAAACAGTTCAAGCCACCGGAGACGGGGTTGGAACCCGTCGGGTACGAACGCACGGGCCAGCTGGCCGTGAACAATCCCTTCGGCGGGACCCTGATGGGCGCTCCGCTGAGCATGGGGTTGAACAGACCGGGGGTGGTCCACGTTAGTCTCGACGGATACCACCTCGTCTTCGTGGTTGAGCTGTTCAACCCGTGGCGGAGGACGGAGCTGAGGGTCAAGCTCCAGGCCCTCCGGTCCGTGGGGCTGCAAGCCATCCACACCATTGAGGCGAACCTGACGCCTGGAGGCACGACGTTGGTTCCGGGAGTGGAGATCAAACTCGAGACCGTGGGCAAGGCCGTGAGGCTCTGGTTCCCCCTGAACGAGATCCCGACGGTGGACGAGAAGTTCGGGAAGAACGAGCTCATGTGCTACAGCATGGTGGTGATGTGATGGACTGGTTGATCGAGAAGATCCTGAAGCAGCTGCTAGAGGACACGATCTGGATGAGCAAGCAGCCGCTCGGCGTCGAGCAAATCCAGAACGACAGGCCGGGGGCTTGGCTGATGGAGTATGGGACCGTGGCGCTGAAGAGCCATCGTCAGGCCGGCCACACCACGGCGATCGTGAATCTGCGGGGCATGTTCAAGAACCCCCTGGTGGTTCTGGCGTACAAGGACCGATCGCCGGCTTGCTGGCATAACCCCGTTGGCAAGGTGGGAACCTACCAAGAGTTGGTGGAGTGCAAGCTGGACGGGAACGACTTCGACGCCGTGTTCGTCGATGAAGCCTCGCAATACACCGATTGGGACATGGGCATCATCGAGGAGTTCACGGCGAAGCTGGTGAGGCCGGACCATCCGTGCTTCCTCGTGCTGGTGGGGTGAGACGTAAAGGAGATCGACATGAAGTACGACTGGAATTCCTTGTGGTCGGCGGTCGGCAAACTGGCCGACGCAATGAGCGTGATGCTCGATACGGTAGGACCGAGTGACGGGCCCGGCGATGGTGGCAAAGCGCGCCGTATGGGGGAGGCGCTCACTGCCATGATCAACCTGAAGCGCGACGCGGAATTCAACTTGGGGCACCCGCTTGTGTACCGGCTCGGATCCGCGGACCCGGTGAAGCTGAAGCTGGCGGAGTGCTTCCCCGCCGCCTTGGACATCGCCAACCTCAAGTTCAAGCACGATCCCGGCAACGTCTACTTCTCCTTCTCCGGAGTCGACGTGCAGGCCTTCCTGCTGGCCGACGGGCAGATCAAGCAGGCAGGGTCGCTTCAGGGCGTGTCGGTGCAGGTTCAGCGCGACGGCACCGTGCAGGGCAGCTTGATCAACCTGCTGCTCGAGAAGTCGGAGATCCGGCACGGGGACAAGTTCGACGCGATCATCCTGCAAGCGATCAACGAGTATGGCCACGCGTGGTGGGCCACCCTCTCGAACGTCGTCATCCAGGAGTACGGGTCGGGCATCTCGATTGACGACATCGCGATCGACGAGAACCTGACCTACGACGCTTACATGTGGACGGGATGGATGCCGGGCCAGGGAGTGTCGTGGGGTGACACGTTGGGGCGTCGGCTTACCGACCTCGCGGCCAAGGTTCTGTTCCCTAACGAACGAAGATATGCTGTCGACGAGGGCTGGGAGCTCCGTTGGAAGGCCGCGGTCGAGAAGGCGAAGACTGAGGCCAAGCCGGAGTCTAAGTAGCCGATGCTTGAGCTGGTGCACGGTTCCTTGGACCTTCCCGGCCAGTGGGAATCCGGTAAGGGGCCGTACCCGATTAGGATCGTGGCGCTGGTGTCCTGTCCGAAGTGCGGGAAGTGGATGTCGCTGAGCTTGCATAGGATCGCGGCCGACGGGTCGGTGAGCCCGAGTCTGGTGTGTCCTTACCGGTGCGGGTTCCACGACTATGTCAGACTGGTCGGGTGGACGTGTGAAGACGAGCAGCAAGCAACGTCAGAACCGTAGGGACCGCCGGAAGGCCAAGCAGGCAAAGTCCCACCGGGAGGGGACCAAGAACCCGAAGAAGAGGGCCCACCATCTTGGGATACAGGCGTGAAGGAGTTAGGTGATGAAGAACAAGTCTCAGTGGATAGACCTCACGCCCATAGAGCTCCTCGACGAGATTGCCGATCGTCGGGCTCACATGAACGGCATGGTTGGCACTCTCTACCCATCCGTTGTAGAGGGTGAGATCTGCGAGATAGCAGCCATCTACACCGAGAAGGTGGAAGCGATGAGGCGGCTGGAACATCCAGTCGTTGAGCACCCGAGTCTTGAGGATACAGCGAAGCACCACCGCCGGGTGATGATGCTGTTGACTGAGATGGCCCACGCCCTCAATGATCGTGGCCTGAGTCATGACCAGTCCAAGTTCGAGGACCCTGAGCTGGCGGTCTTCGACGAGTTCACGCCGAAGCTGGCGGGGGCCACGTACGGGAGTCCGAAGTACAAGGCCTTCCTGGCCGCCATGAAGCCGGCGCTGGACCACCACTACTACAACAACAGGCACCACCCAGAGCACTTCAGCAACGGGATCGACGGGATGCACCTGATTGATCTTGTCGAGATGCTCTGCGACTGGAAGGCCGCGGGCGAACGGCACAAGGACGGGGACCTCGTGAAGAGCATCAAGATCAACCAGGAGAGGTTCAAGATCTCCGACCAGCTGCTGAACATCCTGCTGAACACGGTGAGGATTCTGGAGTAGCCATGCACGTTCAACAGTACACATGGGTGAAGTTCCGCGCCGACTCCAAGGCCGTGCTCAAGCAGGCCCTGGAGATCATGGGTGAGTATGCCGCGAAGGGCTTCGACCTGACGTTGCGGCAGCTGTACTACCAGTTCGTAGCGCGCGGTTGGCTGGCCAACAACGAGCGGAACTACAAGAGGCTGGGAGGGATCATCTCTGACGGGCGCCTTGCCGGCGTCATCCCCTGGGACGCCATCTGCGATCGCACGAGGCACTGCCGGATCTCTCCCCACTGGAACTCACCGGCCGACATCCTGATCTCAGCCGCCAGCCAGTTCGCCGTCGACAAGTGGAAGGATCAGAAGACGCGGGTGGAGGTCTGGATCGAGAAGGACGCCTTAGTCGACGTCATCGCCGGGCCCTGCCAGAAGTGGGACGTGCCATACTTGAGCTGCCGCGGGTACGTCTCCCAGTCCGAGCTGTGGCGAGACGCCCAGAGGCACATCAAGTGGGCCGAGGACGAGGGGCAGGACATCGTGATCCTTCACCTTGGCGACCACGACCCTTCCGGGATCGACATGAGTCGGGACATAGCCAACAGGCTCGGCATCTTCGACGACCACGTGGAGCTGAAGCGCATTGCCCTCACCATGGACCAGGTAGATGAGCTGCAGCCTCCTCCCAACCCGGCCAAGGTCACCGATGTCCGGTTCGCCGGCTACGAACGGAAGTACGGAGACCAGTCGTGGGAACTCGACGCACTGCCTCCCGAATTCCTCGTGAACCTGGTCGAGAAGCACATCGAGGAGATCGTCGACGAGGACCTCTGGAACGAGCAGAAGGCCCGGGAGGACAGGGGCCGAGAGAAGCTCATGGTCAAGGCCAAGCGGCTGGCTTCCGAGTGGAAGAAGGAAGAGGAGAAGTAGCATGGAGCTCAAAGAACTGCTCAAGCGGAGCATGCTCTGGTGCATCACGCCGGAGCAGCTGGTCTCGATCTTCGACTGGAAGAAGCATCAGCGCGCTACGCTTCCTATCCTGCCGGAAGAGATCCGCGGGGCGACGATCGTGGGTGTGCGCGAGGACTTCACCCGCCGCTGCTTCATGATCCAGGTCTGCCGTGAGGACTGGCCGGAAGTGCTCCCCGGAATGGAGATGGCGAGCATTGGGCCGTTCGTCATGGAGCAGGAGGGCTTTGACATCCCCACCCCTCGGCAAGATCATGACGCCATCCAGGATGAGTTCGTCCGGATGGCCCAACGGGCCCTGGAAGATCTGGTCACGCATCCTAGGCCCATGGAGCTCAAGGAGCAGTTGGATCTCTGGTACAGGGGATACCTGAACGGTGGCGGGAAGGTGATGGGTTCCATGTTCATCAACCAGCTCTATAGGGAGTTCATCTGTGTGGCGAGAATCACGGCCGGGATGGACGAGAGGCCACCCGCTGGATCCAATTCCGATGAGGCGCCCGGAGCGGAACCCGCTTCTTGAATGGGTCTGGGTTCTCGTGTTCCTCTCCGGGATCTTGCTTCCGGTCTTCCTGGATCTGCCAAGGTGGTGTGATGGAGTCCTGTACTTGACGGCCATCCTGGTCGCCGTGTTCAAGGTAAGGGGACAAAGATGAACATCAACGACGTGGCCAAAGAGCACCTGAACAAGATGGCGAAGGCGATCGAGGAGGACCTCATCAACCAGATCCTACCGATGGAGTTCAACTTCATCGTCGGTGGGATAGAGGTGGCCCTCACTGTCAACCCCGGTTCCGAAGTGATCAAGCTGATGACAAAGAAGTGGATCACCACGGGTTGTGGCGGCAAGTCATTGAAGAAGTGCCTCAAGTGCATCATGGACCTGAAGGCCGCACCTCCAACTGAAGCTGGCGGCGAACCCCCTACGATCCTGGCCAGGGACTACGATGCCGACAAGGCATCTCACGGTAGGGAGCGCTCCGAGGATCTCACCTAACACGAATCTCAGTTTGCAGGAGGTCAGATCGACATGAACAAGCCCATGATCATCTCCAAGGACTTCTTCGAGCACCTGCTGAACTGTCTGGCGAACCAGAAGTTCAACCCGGCGGACGATGCCCAGGAGGCCATCGACAAGGCTTATCACATGGGCATGAAGATGCTCCAAGGGAGCAAGTTCTTCAACTGGGAGGCCGACGCCGAGGAGCATGAGGCGGTGATCGGAGCCCCAGCAGCCGGTAAGTTGAAGACCGTTCCGGCCCTGTCTCCGGCTGAGGTCAAAGTCATCACCTTCGACACCAAGGAGGGGCCTGGCGTCGAGCAGCCCTGGATCTACGGGATCAGCTGGGAGATCGGCGAGGGCATACAGAACAGCGACAACCTTCCCGATGGCAAGGGGAGCATTGTCACCGCCGTGAACGACAAGACGGCCTTCGTTCTTGGTCAGAAGTTCGCGGCGATCGTCCTGCAGGCGCCCCAAGCAGCCCTCATGATCAAGGACATCATGGTCATCAAGTACGGTTCCGGGGTGTCCATCGAGGACATCTCCGTCGATGAGGTCTGGGAGTATGCCTTCAGCGAGATCACCGGCTGGAGGAAGGAGTCGTACGTCGAGAAGGAGGGTGAAGCTTGGAAGCTCAAGTCTTGAACGGCAAGTCCGCTTCCGTACTGAAGGCGCTGGCGTTGGAGCCGGCGCCGGTGAACGCTGCCTGGGTCGCCTATGCTGCCTGGAAGCGTAAGAGCCACCTGGACGAGAAGCTGAGGCTTGTGAGGAGGCTCCTCAGAGAACTCCTCCGAGCCAAGCTCGTGGAGAAGGCTCACTGCCTGCACAAGGAGTTCGAGAAGGGCATGGGGCGGGTGGTCAAGAAGGACGACTGCCTCGGCTGGCAGATCACGATCGCCGGGCGTCAGCTCGTGGAGATCGAATGAAGAAGCTCACCATCCAGCTGCCCGAGGAGCTCCTCGAGGATCTGAAGGATGCCGTGGTGTACCTTCAGTCCCGTGGTCATGATGCCACCTTGGCCGGCCAAATCAAGTTGGCTATCGAGCGTCACATGAGCCGACTTCGGGACTCCTACACCAGAGGTAAGCAGTTCCCCAAGAGGGGCAAGGAGCTTCGGTCGGGACGGAGAATCGACTTGTAGGACCTTCGGCCCAGCTCACCACGGGGCTACGCAAGCAGGCTGCTACGACCTCGACCGCTCCAACGGTCTAGTCTAAGCGCCGAGCCCGGCGGGCCCCGAGGGAGCTGGGCCGAGGGGCTTCCACCATGGATACGCCAGATAAGTGCCAGAACTGTGGGTCGCTGATCTTCAACGTCTTCTTCAACGAAGACGAGCCCGGGTTCTGGCACCGGTGTGCCAGCTGCGGCAAGATCTACAAGCCCATCCACATTAACCTTGACACACCCCACCCTTCAGGCCGAGAATCGAAGCAGGGGAACGTGCCGACGTAGTGCGGCAAGATAGCCGTGGGCCAACCGGTTGCTGTTGGGCATCTCGGCATGGATGCTCCTCCGGCCGCCGTCCTGGCCGGTTAGGACGGCCAATCGCGCGGGCTCGACCCGCTCATCGGCTAACGGCGAGCGTCGGCCGCCGTTCCCCACGTGTAGTTAGGAGGGAATCATGGACTGGACGATCATCCTGACCATCGTCTTCGTGGGCCTGGCGGCCATCCTGGCGGCCATCTCTCCGTTCTTCCTGTCGTGGCTGCTCAAGCAGAAGTGGGTGCAGCAGCTCCACCTGGAGAACCTCATCTCCGCGATGGTTCCCCAGGTAGTCGAATGGGTGGAGTGGTGGGCGGCACACTGGAACGACAAGGATGGTGTGGCCCCGAAGGGTCCGGCCAAGATGGCCAAGGCTCTCGAGCTGCTCAAGGCCTACGTACCGGCCGCGGCCAAGATCCCGGACGAGATCCTGAAGCTCAAGTTCGAGACGGCCCTGGACAAGCACAAAGCGTCGTGAGCGACCGCTGCTGCACTTGCGGACACCCTGAGTCGCGGCACGATCGCTTTGGGTGCCATTACCCAGGGTGTGTCTGTCGTTCCTTCGAGGCCCCCATGGGGCAGGAGGTGATCTGTGGTCCTGGCGATCGAACTAACCGACATCGGCACGATCCTGAACCTCGTCCTGTTGATCCTGACCATCCTCAGCGTCATCATCGCCATCATCTTCAAGCTGAAGGCCGGCGACTGGAAGGGCGCCGCGGAGGAAGCCGGCAAGCTGAACACCGAGTGTGCCAAAGCCCTTGACACCATCAAGACCAAGACCGAAGGCACCCCGGCGCGGGCCGTCGTGGCCGACACCCTGAAGGCCACCGGTGCCGAGCTGGAGAAGGTGGGTCTGAAGGGGGTCATGGATGCCAAGCTTCGTGAGCTCGGTCTCGCTGAGAAGTCTTGAGCGGATGCTCATGAATCCGGGCTGTAGGGCCCAGCTGCTCCAGCTCAAGCCGGAGCTGGACCGCAGGTTCAAGCAGCTCGACTGCTTCTACCACCCGGGTGAGCACTGCGACATCTTCGACTCGGCCCTGAAGCTCTGCGCGATCGACCTCGAGGACCTTGGGTTGACGGTCCTCGAGCGGGGCATCAAGACCAAGGATGGCAGCACACTATGGCCGAAGTGAAGACCGAAGCCCTGATGGTCCCGACCGGATACCTGCTGCCAACCTTCAACGAGGTGGAGCTGGGTCAGATCGCCGAGTACTTCCGGTCCCACCAGGCCGGCATGTCCAAGTTCACCCCGAAGATCTGCACCGGGCCCAGCTGTCACGAGCACACCGATTGCCCTCTGGTCCGGATGGGCAAGCCCCTCCCGATCGGGAGGATGTGCTTCATCGAGCTCAACCTGATCAACACCTGGGCCCAAGGTATGGCCAGGGAGCTCGACATCAAGCCCGACGACGTCTTCGACCGATGGCAGATCGGGGCGATCGCCCTCAACGGCGTCTTAATCAAGCGGGCGGCCGAGGCGCTTGGACGGTCGGACATCGTGGTGGACTCCTTCCGCGGCTTCACTCCCGAAGGCGCTGCGGTCATGGAGCAGAAGGCCCACCCGGCCATCGGCATCATCGACACGCTCCAGAAGCGCAACCAGGCCCTGCAGACCGACCTCATGGCCACCCGCAAGGAGAAGTCCAAGGAGGACGCGCGCAAGCGCCTCAGCCCAACGGAGGTCCTCCAGCGCCTGCGGGAGAAGATGAAGCTGGCCAACAAGGGCGTGGAGGATGGCCAGAAGAGGCTCATCGAGCATCGTCAGGAGCTAGACGCCGAGTTCACGGTCGTGGAGGCACCAAACCATGCCAGCACCATTCCCGAGCTTCCAAATGGGAATCAAGGGGATCGGGGGATGGACGCACGCGGCCAAGCCGAGCAAGCTGGGCCAGTCGTTCGTCCCGAACACCAAGCTCCCACCGAAGCCGAAGGCCAAGAAGCCCCAGGGAGGGAAGGGCACCGGCAAGTGCACGAAGTGAAGCGGGACCCGAAGACGGGATTCCTGATCCGTGAATAGAGGGGCTTGATGCACCCGCTGATCCCTGGCGCATCCGGCAAGGCTTCCCCGCTGCTTCCCAGCAGTCTTGCGCCACCCTCGTCGGCTCCGAAGACCTTTGTCTTCGACCTGGAGACCACGGGCCTCATGCAGGCCTTCGCTCCGGGGGTCCGCGGCGACGTCGGCATCTCCCAGTTCGCCCTCCGTGAGCAAGGTACCAAGAACGCCTACGTCCGCTACACCCATGGGCTCGAGAAGACGGTCAAGGCCTATGACGCCGGTGAGATCACCGCCGACACGGCCGCCAACATCCTCGAGTCCGTGGGTCCTCATGGCACCCGGTGGCAGACCGGCTACAAGAACAGGGACAACGTCCTCTACGGAGTCCTCAACCGGCACGTCGAGATGACCCGGCACGCCATCGCCGGTCGTAGCGACATCCTGGCCAAGGAGTCGGACTTAGTCTCTAAGATGACCGGGTACCTGAAGGGCGGCCACAAGATCCGCGGCTGGAACATCGACTTCGACATGCTGATGATGAGCGAAGCGGCCGCCCGGACCAATCCGGCCGTTCACCAGCGTTGGGTCAAGGCCGTGAACTTCGCCCGGCAGCGGGGTCAGATCGAGGACATGGCTTCCGGGGTTCACAAGTTCATGTACCTCGCCGCCCAAGAGTCCGCTATGCAGGGCAAGAGGGGCGGCAAGGAATTCTTCACCCTTGGCCAGATCAGCAAGGACGTCCGCAACCAGATCAAGTCGGGCAAGCTGTCGGTCGACGAGATCGACAAGCTCAGCTACGACAAGATCATGGAGCACCACCAGGGCTTCAAGAAGTTCTTCCAGGAGAAGTCCCGCGGCGCCGGCGTCAGCTACGAAGCCTATCGTCGCTACATCGACATCCTTGGAGCCAAGACAGGAATCGGTGCTGGCGCCGGCAGCCAGGCGTTCAAGGCCGGTATGCAGCGCCCGGATATCCGGTACGCCAAGGGCTGGTCCGCCGATGTGCTGCTGAAGGCCCTGGCGCCCAGTGGGCTGAAGGGTTCCACGCTCGAGAAGGCCGCTCAGGGTCTGATCGAGGAAGGTAAGCTGACGAGCCACGAAGCTCTGGCTGATACGGCGTACGAAGAGATCCTCTCCGACATCTTCACCGTCAAGTCCGGACGCTACAAGGGTGCCTGGGAAGAGATCCGGACCAAGATGAACAAGTACGGGCTCAACTACACCCAGAAGCAGTTCTTCGACAACTACAAGTCTGCGATCGAATGGAAGTCCAAGACCCAGATGAAGGAAGTGGCCCAGATGGCCACCAGGGCCCTGGACCCAAACTGGGCCGCCGTGTTCGGAGAGAAGCAGGCCATCGCAGCTGCTGGCGCAGCTGGTACGGCACGCGCTGCAGCTCGCCAGCCAGAGAGTCTTCGGCACATCTACGGCAAGGCCTACGGCGAGGTCTCGTCCAAGTTCAGGTCGCTCGCCACCAAGCACCCCACTAAAGTAGCAGCAGCTGCCCTTCTCGCCGGCATCACGATCGGCGAAGCTCTGGCCAGCAGGCGTCAGGAGCCAATCGCCGGCATCAGGGACCCCAGCCGTCCGGACAACATGGTCATCCAGGGCATCTACTTCGGGGCGACCGGCCGCGGCGTCGCCAGGGCCCTGACGGACTTCGGGTCCGGACGCCTCTTTGGCAACCCGGTCACCGCCGACAACGCGCGCGTTCAGCAGATGCGCTCCTCCCTCAACGTCAAGTATCCGGAGAGGCAAGGGATCACCTATGAACGCCGGCAGGCCCTGAAGGCCATCTGGGAGACGGCCGCCGGCTCCGCCAGGAACAGGGAGGAGCGGCTCACCCGCGAAGAGTACAAGACGATGCGGGCCTCCCAGGTCAAGGCCGGCGGGCTGAACAGCAGTGCCTGGGTCGGGGTCATGGACCTCAAACGGTTCAAGGTCAAGGTCCTCGACGCCGACACCGTCCAGCTCGAACGGAAGAGTCTGTTCCACAAGCTTCGTCCACGCAGGGTGTCTGTCCGTCTCGCCGGCATCGACGCACCTGAGACCAGCTCCAAATCACCTGGCACCACGCCTCTATTCGAGCAGGATCAGTTCGCCGGCAAGGCTGGCGGCGAATACCTGGAGAAGCTGATCGAGAGGCAGCAGAGCCTGCGGCTCGTCATCGACCCACGGGGATCGACCTACGCCCGCAACGTCGGCGTGCTGATCGGCGACCGTGGCAAGAACCTCAACCTCCAGCTGGTTCGAGCTGGAGCTGCCTCCGTCTTCCCCGGATCCAACATCCTCAACAAGGCCGTCTTCGCGGAGACGGAGGCCATGGCCGCCCGCGGTGGCGTCGGGATGTGGGGCTCCAAGGGCTGGCAGATGGACAGGGCCATCAGCCTCATTGCCGGCGAGCGGGTCACCCACAACACCTTGTCCTCTGCTGACCGGATCGTGAAGAGCGGCGCCATGTCCATGATGTACGGTCTGGTCCAGGAGGGCCACCGCAACAGCGGCACGCCGTACACCCGCAGCGAGATGCAGAGGATGTACCAGGCCGGGACCTCTCTCCGCGCGGAGATCATGTCAAGGCGCAACTCCCAGATCAAGAAGGATGGCTACCTGCCCGGCATCCGCAAGCCCGTCAGCGGCTGGCACATCGCCGGCTATGGAATCAACCCTTCCAGGATGGAAGGCGGTAACGTGTCGGACTTCGGGTCTGGCTATGACGTGAGCAAGCGGTCATGGCAGGCTCTGGCGGGCTACCTGAACAAAGCCAATCTTAGTTGGGGACAGTATGCCGAAGGTCTCAGCTACTTCGAGTCGAGGAACCAGAAGAATCGGCTGTACACCAAGTTGGTGCAGGCCTCGTCCAGGATCAAAGTACCTGAGAGCGTTGGTCTCGCAATGGCCGATGCTGCCGGGTCCGTCTATTTGGAACATGCCGTTCTCGGCAACTTCGTTGATGCCGCCACGGGTAACTTGGTCGTCAACCCTGGGCGTGCCAGGGCGATGATCAAGTCTTCCATCAAGAACCGCGGCATCTCCACTCCGGGCTCACTTCCTGGTTGGGATCCAAGATTTGGTTCCACAAACAACTCAGGCGTGCCTTCGCCATCCCTGGCCAAAGACGTACGGAATCTCATCGCCCTTGGCCGCAAGCACAAGACCGAACTTGGGCCCATGCTTCATGAGTGCATCAGGTTCGGGCAGGACAATCCCGACGAAGTCTTGGTGGATTGGGCCAAGAAGGGCTGGGAGGATCTCCAGAGATCACATAAGGAGGTCCTCCATACTCCGCCGGCAACACCCACCGCCACCAATGCTGCTATCCCCAAAGGGGAATCGGTCAAGGCTCAGGCCTTGGTGCGCACCCCGGAAGCTTCCCCTCCGAAGCTCCAGGGTGTGAGCGATATGGCCTTGGTCACCAACCAACAGCTCGAGAACGTCGCGATCGCACAGACCCAGAAGAAGGTGCTTCTACAGCCACGTACGGCGACAGTGCCCATTCCCGAGACGATGCCTCCCAAGATGGCACTTCCAGCTCCAGGCCCTGGGACTCCCCAGATCCGAGCGATGAAGGACGCAACCAACGCGGCCTCGAAGGAAGCCGTGGCGAATGCTGCCGGCGTAACCAAGGGGGTCAAGGCTGCTTCCGCCACCCACCTGAAGATCGGTGGCGGGATCGCTATTGGACTTGGAGCTCTCTGGCTCGGCTACTCGATGTTCCGCGGCCCGAGGCGTGATGAGCAGATCTCTGCTGGAATGGCCATGGGGCCCGCCTACAGGAGCCCCAACGAATTCATGGCCATGCAGCCCTATGGTGCGTTCCACTCCAGCTCCAAGCCCGGTGAGTGGGCTGAGTTCCAGCAGGGCGCTGACCCATCCGACGATAGCGGGAAGACCTTCATGATGCTCGGGCTCCAAGCTGCTTGGACCTTCTTCGGTGAATCCAAGACTCCCCTCCACAGAGTCTGGGACCACTACTACGAAGCTAAAGGCATAGCTGGACCAGCCGACAGGATGGGCATCCGAGAGGTATCTCGCTTCCAGACCCGGCTCGAGAAGGGCCTCAAGAAGATGGGCTACTCCGACGCCGAGGTCCAAGTCTGGAACAACGCCCGGAAGACCAAGAAGGGCTTCATCGCCAAGCTCTCCAAGAACCTCGAGGACAAGAACCCAATTGAGAAGATCACCGAGGGCTGGAAGGGCATTCCCTCGAGGATGATGGAGTGGACCAAGAACAAGACCAGTGGTCTAACAAAGAACTTCGTCCAGAAGGCCACAACCTGGATGAAGAACTTTGCCATTGGGCCCGTAGCTTCCAGCTACGGTCTCGACGTCAACAAGTACCTCCAGCTCAAGGAGAAGGGTCTGCTCAAAGCGTACGTCAAGCGGGGTGCAGTCGTAGGTGGGGGTGAGAAGTGGGGACGTGCTGGGGCTACCAAGTTCAAGCACGCCTCGGCCTTCAGACAGAAGGTCGACGCGGCCAAGTACCTGTACAAGAACTTGGTGAAGAACCCGGCGTCGTGGCAAGCCAAGGTCGAAGGCATGGGCGCAATCCTCAACAATGTTGGCAACCTCGAGCAGATGATGGGAGCCCACATTGGAGCTTCAGCTGACAAAGTCAAAGCGATCGCCAGGATCGAGAACTCGTTCACTCGGATTGGCGGCCGGCTGTCAGCTATGGAGGCCAAGAACCCCATCTTCGCCGCCAAGATGGGCAAGCGGATGAAGTACATCACTGGTGCTGGGAACAAACTGAGCAAGTTCGGCGTCTCCAAGATCGGTCGATTCGCTGGCAAGGTGCCCGGGCTGAACCTGGCCATGGGCGTCGTCGACGGTCTGTCCATCATGGACCAGTACGATAATGCAGCTGCTGGCTTCGCCATTGAGACCACCGCCAGCACGGTCAACATGACGATCCAGATGGCTGGGCTGAAGGTCGGAATCGCTGCCGGAGCTGCAACAGCTGCGGCAGCCGGAGCTGCTCTGGGCTCCGTCGTCCCAGGAGCTGGAACGGTCGTAGGCGGAGTCGTTGGCGCTCTTGCTTGGGTGGTTGGCTTCGCCGCTACGATGATCGGGTCCATGATCCTCGGCGAAGTTGCAGCTTATGGCACGCGCAAGGCCGGGCAGTTCACCTTGAACTCCAGGCCGAAGAGAACGGCTAGTCCCACGGAACCGATCGGCCAGGATCAACTGTTCCCAGCTGGAGGGTTCTCGGCTATTCGCGAGGACGGCCTTGGTCCTCTCCAGCAGTTCCATGCGATCGACAACGCCAGGCAGGACCTCTCCCCGTTCGGCGGGGCCTACAACCCCATTCGCGCGCAGAACATCAACACCAGGACCTTGCAGATCTCCGACAGTAAGAGGAATATAGTATCCAGGCCCGATGCTCCGCGGCCGATCTCGCAGTTCACGCCGACGTCGGGCTTGGTGAACTATGTCCTCTGGAACAGCCGTCACAACAGCCGGGTGCGCAGCGTGGTCGAGCGGTACTCCCACGCTCACAGGCGGCCCAGCCGCGATCGTAATCGTTCGAGGATGATGGCCAGGGCGGCCTAGGAGGTTGAGATGGGTCTCGGCGAAGGAATGGTTACTGCGGGCGCCAGCATGATTGGCATGAAGCGCGGCAATGCGTACGCCAATCTTGGTGGTCAGAGATTGGGGCTCCTGGAATCCTTCCATCAGGGAGGCTTCGTTGGTGCCTACGAGAGATTCACCAACTACTTCGGAGGTCCCAACGTCAAGGACATGATCTCTGGTGGGTCTCTCTCCAACAAGTTCCTCGAGACAGTCCCTGGGGCGAGCAATGTTCTGTCCCAGCTGCGCAGAGAACAGATTCCTGGCTCAGCAGGACGAGCTGCCATGAAGGAGCTGCATGGCTTCGCTGGTGGCATGCGTACGACGGCAATGTCCAGGAAGCTAGGGTATGGGATCGGTGGTGGTATCGGTCTTGTAGCTGGTGGTGCCACAATCGGCTACGGCAACATGCTCAAGGGCGGAGCTGCCTGGATGGGTGGATCCATGGTTGGGCGTGCTCTCGGAGCCACAGCGACCTTCGGTGGCAACGTAGCTGGTGGAAGCCGGGTAGGTGGCCGGGTCGGTCTCGGACTCTTCGGCGGCTACAAGGCAGCCAAGTGGGGCGGTCAGAAGTTGGGGCTGTGGTAAGCCATGGCGTCAGCTACATCATTGGCGTACGGTGGCTTGAGCCAGGTTCTTGCCAGGACCACACCCAGGCAACAGCTCATGGGCATCGCGACGGGTGTCGGCATGGGCCTCGGCACAGGCGTCGCAGCCTTCGGTGTGCTAGCTCCCGTGGGGGCCTTGTACGAAGCCAAGCGGGCTTCGGTCGGCTGGAAGCGGGAGAAGGAAGCCAGCATGATGTCCAACCTGCTGGCCAACGCCCAGGTCGGACCCTTCGGAACGGGAGACAGGCCGTACGGCATGGGCTCCAACTATGGGGGCGCTGCGGACATGACGCTGGCTCTCCACTACGCACGCAACGGGACGGGGATCAAGGACCCGTTCTTCCAGATGTCCGGCCGCTTTGGTAGGGTCGGCAGGTTCTTCGGGGAGAACATCTGATGGCGTCCTTCGTCCGTAAGACCTTCAACGAGAACATGGGCCACCCATTGGACGGTGGCGGCCCAAGCGGTCTTCTCCAGTTCATGCGCCGGCGCCGCACTCCATTCTCCGGTATCCCGGAGATGCTCATGACTCCAGGGGCCCTAATGATGGCCCCATCCACGGGAGGGGCATCCCTGCTCCCGCTGGCTGCCTGGCACGTCGGCTGGGGCGTCGCTTCTGCTCCTCTGGAGATCGGCCGAACTGCCGTCAAGGCCGCCAGGTTCCTTGAGAAGCTCGGGCAGACAGGTCCCGAGTACGCCGGACCCATGGTGGACAGCCGGATGGCCTACACCATGAGGCAGTCAGCTCTCCAGGCCATGCACGACTCTGCATACTCCCTCCGCGGCGCGATCGGGAACGAAGCGAGATTGCTGCATAGTTAGGTGAATGAAGGATTACGGAGAACTTGCCGAGAAGCTGTCGGCCCAACTGCGGCCGCAGCGCGTGGCTCGCTGGAACGACCTCCGGACCAGGGTCAAGTCCGGAACGGACCAGGAGAGGGACATCGTCTGCGACGACTGCCTGAAGAAGTACTCCGAGCACTCAGCCCGCGAGTTCTCGCCTTCCTGCTTCACCTCGATGGACATCCAGATCCGCAGCGACCCTCAGCTGGCCGCCCTTGATGCCGACGAGCAGTCGCAGTGGTGGTACCTCAACGACGTCATCGCCTGGGCGCGCGTTGAGATCGACTGGGAGCCGCGGTGGTACCAGATCGAAGCTCTCCGGTGCACGGCCAGGAGGAAGATCTTCCGGATGGGGCGCCAGATCGGTAAGACCGAGCTGCTCGCCATCCTGGCCCTCTACCACGTAGCTACCCAGGCGAACTTCCGGGTCGTCATCCTGTGTCCTTACCAGGACCAGGTGGACATCATCTTCGACAGGATCCGGAAGTACATCCAGAAGAGCCAGCTGCTGTCGAACCCCGAGTTCCGCATCCGGGACAGAATGAACCCCCACGAGATCGAGTTCGCCCACCCGGACGGCAACTCCTCGATGATCGGCATCACGGCCGGCGTGCGTACAGGGCAGAAGGGCGACAAGTCCCGTGGCCAGACGCCGAACTTGCTGATCCTCGACGAAGGGGACATGCTCGACGATGAGACGCTCGAGTCCGTGCTGGCCTCCCTCACCGGCACCGGTCCGATCGCCCAGATGATTGTCAGCTCGACGCCCACCGGCCGCCGCGGGCTCTTCTTCAAGTGGTGCGTGAACAAGGGCCTTGGCTTCCGCGAGTTCCACTATACCTCCATGGTCTCCCCGAACTGGTCGGCGGAGATGGAACTGTTCTACCGGGAGACCTACTCGGAGAACTCGTTCTCCCATGAATTCCTGGCTGAGTTCGGCGAGATGGAGATTGGCCTCTTCCAGCACAAGCACATTGAGGCCAGCTTGCGGGAGTACTCCATCACCAACTCCCAGCCGATCAAGGGCGAGATCTATGCCATGGGGGCGGACTGGAACCGGAAGGGCATCGGCGTCCACATCATGATCACCGGCTACTGCCCGGAGACTGGCAAGCTCCGGCCGGCCTACAAGGAGGTCATCTCCGCCGGCGAGTTCACCCAGCATGCGGCCGTTGACCGGATGGCCGAGCTGAATGCCATCTGGAGCCCGAACTGGATCTACGTAGACGAGGGGGATGGCACCACCCAGATCGAGGCCCTGAAGATCAAAGGCATGAACAACCCGCAGGGCCGACTCCACAGGAAGGTCAAGGGTATCGACTTCGGATCCAAGGTCTTGGTCCGTGATCCTCTGACCAAAGCCTTTGTCAAGAAGATGGTGAAGCCGCTCGTCGTCGACATGGCCGTTCGTCACGTCGAGCGCCTGGACGTCATCCTCCCCAAGTCCGAGGACACGTCGACCGGACTCGTCGGCCAGATGCGTGAGTTCCGAGTCCTGCGCTACGGACGCGAGGGGCAACCTGTCTTCTCGGATGAGAAGGAGCACACACTGGTTGCCTGGATGCTGACGGTCTACGCCTTCGTCATGGAGATGACGGACCTCGCCAAGATCACCAGCAGCAACCGCATTGCATTCACCGGCCACTTCGGCGAGGATTCCATGGATACCCATCCATCCATGGAATCTCGTGAAGTGCGTGAGAAGCGTGATAAGATAAGTCCTAAGCCGAGAATCTTCGCCATCAACTCCGGACACAAGGACTGGGATGGAACCATGGCGCAGTTGATGGGCAAGAGCGGCCGGTCCTTCAGAGAGTCGATGGGGAACAAGGACCACCCCATGTCCGGAAGGCTCGGAAGAACCACGTGGGAACGGGAGCGCAAGGGAGACCCAAAGGATGACTGAAGGCAGAATCCTTGGACAGAAGCCGGACATCCGCTATTTGGTGGAGCGGGAGTCCTCTGCTCCCATCGGCGGAGAACCCGTCGTTCGAGCTGCCAACAGAATCACTCCGGAGATGATCGAATCCCTCAACAAGAAGGTCGCCGGTCTGCTGGGCAAGATCGACAAGCTGCAGAGCGAGATCAAGCGCACCACCCGCGAGTTCGTCCCTGTCCACGAGAAGGCCTACGAAGTACGGCATGCGCTACGCTCGCTCTTCCCTGGTCGGCCCGAGGACAAGATCTTCTTCGACGAGTACGTGGCAGCTCTGGAGTACAAGTTCAAGCGGACCAGCGTGAACTCCCTCCAGCTGATCTCCGTGTTGTCGGGCAACTCCGAGGTGGACGCCCGGCTCATCGAAGAAGCTGAGTGGGCCGCCGGCGACGATATCAGCGCCGCCGACGTGGTCTCCATGTTCAGCCAGTTCCTGCTGCTCCGGGTGGCCAACACCATCCTCCAGCCGCACTCGGCCAAGGACGCAGCTGACATGGCCGCACCGAAGATGCCTCCTGGCACCGAGCGCGCACCAATGGCCGGGAAGATCGTGCTAGGACTAGCTGCTCTCCTGTATCAGATCGCCGACAACGCAGAGTCAGCTCGCTCTCTCCTGAAGGACACCTTGAAGGGTACGGACCTGGAAGGGATGGATACCGACGAGGTCATGGCCCAGGCCCAAGCTCAGGAGAAGGACCCGGCCGTTGCCCAGTACGATAGGACCAGAGGCCCTTACTACTGGGACTGCATCGACCGCAGCGTCAATGACTATGTGGCCAACACCAACGAACCAGGCTACGAAGGATGGGCCTCTTACAGCGCCACCCAGGCGTACAAATCTGAGTTCCATCAGACCAGCGGAGAGATGGGCGCCTACGGCCGTACTGCTGGCGAGGCTGCCGAATCCAGCTGGCAGATGAGCAAGGATATGTATCGGCTCATCCTCTACAGAGCCGACTCGGCCAACGAGCAGCTCAACAAGATCGCCGCCGTGCTCAGTTCTAGGATCACCTCAGACGTCCTCTGCTGCCTTGTCCTGTTCATCGGGGCGATTCCCACAGATCACCTAAAGGTCGTCCGGGCCGCCTTGTCCATTGCGGCCAACGGACTCACGGTCAACTTCAACTCTGCCATGGCTGGATGGGCCTCCAAGGTCAACAGCTTCATGGCGGAGCAGCTTCTTGAACCCGTGCTTCATGCCCTCGACAAGCACTACAGCCGGTTCGTCAAGTATCAGCTGGACCTCCTCGATAAAGCTCGATGGAAGGATCCGGATACCTACGACGCCGTGATGAAGTGCACGCCGGTCGACATGTTGCTGGAGTTCAGCTTCTACGGGCTGGATCAGCTGTACAAGATCCTGCAACGGCTGGTCATGAAGGCTTGGAGGAGAGTGGAAGTCAAGCAGGTCAAGGGCAACTTCTCCTGGAAGCTCCTAGCTGACGTCAAGAGCGCCAAGGTCATCCTGAACATCCTCGACAAGGTCGTCGAGGCCATCGAGCGCGGTAACCTCTGTGCTCGTGAAGGTGGCCACACGCCGTCGGCGGAGGAAGTAGAGCAGCTGACCCAGCAGCTGGCTGACGGATTCGCTCCGTCGATCAGCGTGCCGGTCGGCGATGAGACCAGCAATCCCTTCGAGGTGTTCAAGGTCAAGCCCTTCAACTCCTCGTTGGGATTCCCGGTCATGGCCGAGGAAGCACCCTCGGAGGGTGTGGCCAAGGTGCCGGTAAAGTTCCGTATCGCGGACTGCATGAGGCAGAACAATCCGCAGCAGCTCCTGAAGGCGCTTGGACTAAGCGTCCAGCTCAGTAGGGAATTGAGACATGCCAGGAACGTCGACAAAGCTAGGCCTAATTCGTAGGGGCGTCCGGTTCCTATCGGGTCGCGACCAGCTCAGGCCGGTCGTGGTCCAGGACGTTCAGATTGGGGCTCCTCCCGGAGTGTCCACCAAGGGCGCCAAGCGCCCGGACACCAAGCAGAAGCCGACCATCCTCACCTACGAGTGGAAGCAGTATCGTGCCGGCTTCGTCGAACCCGAATACGACCTGATCGAGATCTTCAAAGCTCTCGACACAGAGTCGTTCATGCGGATCAGCTTCGACAAACACGAAGAGCTGATCCTCAAGAACGGGTGGCGCATCGTCAGCCAGAACCCGAGCGTCCTGAGCTACATCCTCAAGCGGCTAACGGAGATCTCCTGGAGCCAGAACGAACCGCTCGAGAGGATCATCGAGGGTGGTATTGAGGAGCTGGTCGAGACTCACAACACCTTCTACGTGATGGCCAGGAAGGAGAACGGGAAGACCTACACAAGCCGGTTCGGCCGGACCATGTACCCGATCTCCGGCATCTTCATGCCCAGCTCGGCATCCATGCGGCCATTCATCATCACCACTCCAAAGGGCCTCCGGGAGATCAAAGAATGGTGGCAGGTGGTCGGCGGGCGCATCTTCCGCCGGTACGACCCGAACAACGTCGTCCACATGCCCTTCCGCAAGAAGAAGGGCAACATCTTCGGCACGCCGTACGTCATATCCGTTCTCGACGATATCCTCGCCCTCAGGCGCATGGAGGAGCTTGTCGAGATCTTGGTCCACAAGCACGCGTTCCCATTCTTCCAGTACAAAGTCGGAACGGACCAGGAGCCTGCGCGCGAGTACGACGACGGTCACTCCGAGGTGGATGACGTCCGGGCCGCCATCAGCAAGATGCCCTTCGAGGGCGGCTTTGTCACACCTCACCGCCACACCATCGAGGTAGTGGGCACGGCCAACAAGTTCGTGGCCGTGGATCCTTACCTGAAGCACTACGAGTCCCGCGTGCTCTCCGGACTGAACTTGTCGGGGATCGACATCGGCCGCGGCGAGACCGCCAACCGGTCCACGGCACAGACCATGAGCCGCGGTCTGGCGGACCGGTGCACCAGGTACCAGCTGTTCTTCTGCTCACAGTTCAGCTTCTACGTTCTCGATGAGCTGGTGATGGAGATGGGGATCGCTCCCACTCCGGAGAACCGCTGCTACTTGCTCTTCCCGACGATCGACGCAGAAGAGTCCAGGGCCATGGAGAACCACACCATGACCCTGTACCAGGGCAACCTGCTCACCGAGACGGAAGCCCGCACTAGGATGGGCATGGACCCGATCATGCCGACTCAGCGGAAGGACATGAACATGGCCAGGGTGTCCAAACCTCTGGCCCTCATCAAGGCTGTCGATGAGCCATACCTCGCGACCTATGGCCCGCCGGAAGCTAGGGCAGCTGCCGCCAAGGCTTCAGCTGCGAACCAGCCGGAGAACCAGAGCGGCAAGCTGGCGGCCAAACCCAAGACGGCCAAGAACGATGCAGCCATGGCCATTGCCCTATCGGACTGGGAGCTGATGCGCCACGACGTGCTTCACAATCTTGGCGGTGCATCGGTCTACGTCGACTATCTCAGGGACGACCTTGGCACCATGGTCGACAGCTGGTTCAGCGAAGGCCTCGAGCGCTACAAGGCGTCAGCTGGGGAATCCGCCAAGGAACTCTACATCGGCAAGAACGTCAAGGATGGGTTCTTCGCCGATATTGTCGACTCCGAGCTGGATGGCATCGCGAAGGTGATCAATCTCCGGCTCAACGCCATGGAGTCCGAGCTGGATCGCTCCTGCATGCTGGATTCCGTGTGGCCTTTGGTCGAGCTCTTCCTGAACAACCTGGCAGACGTAGCTGCAGCGTACGCGTATGCCCGCGCAGCTCAGATCGACCACAAGACGCACGTCCAGTGGCAGCTGACCGATAAGGCCTGCGAACAGTGCCGAGCTGGATCAGCTCCCATGAAGATTCGCCGGTTCAGCTGGGCCGACATGCGTCGCCACCCGGAATGTGTGACCCAGCTGGTTGTCAGCAAGCCAGAGGATGTGCGAGAATCTTCTTGACACATCTGGCCAGCTGCCCTTAGAACCATTGGTAAGGAGGACCCCATGGCAGTCGCCATCAGCCCGACGAGTCCAGGACCGATTACAGACCCGAGGCGCCGGGCAACGGAACAGTACCTCTCCGCTGTCCAGAACGACCTCAACCAGCAGACCAAGGACTGGGGCATGAACATCGACGCCAACCGGCGGATGTACAACGAGCGGTGGAAGCCGATGCCGGCCGACCTGTTCGTGAACGGCCAGCCGAACCCGAAGCTCAGAGGGTTCTCTCCGGCATCCGAGTTCAAGTTCACGGGCTACGTCGGCGCGCTCGGAGGAATTCGGAGGATCGGATGATCTCCCTTCGCGACGTCATGGCAGTGAAGCCGGTGCACCCGGTCCTGGTTCGGCCGCAAGGCCAGCCGGAGCGGGGCTTCCGGCTCGGCGCGATGATGGACAAGGTCAACCGCCGATCCAGCAAGGCCAGCCTCCTGGTCACATTCGACGCAACCCACAGCGGAACGATCGTCAACGCCCGCTGCTACCCTGGGTTGCAGATGCGCGACTCCATCCAGTCCTGGCTCAACCCGTTCCCGAAGCCCATCCTCGAGCAGCACCCGGACAAGAATCCGCCTCCGGGCGCCAAGGAGCCGATCGTATATGGGCGGGCACGGGACGTCGAGTTCGTCCAGCTGGTCAACGACGCCCAGCTGGCGCAGGACTGGAAGACCCCGACCAAGAAGGACCGCGGGTCGGGCTTCATCAAGCTGCGCGCGGGCATCGAGGACAAGAACGCCATCGAGCAGATCATGGACGGCCGGTTCCTGACGGTCTCCGCCGGCATGGACACCGACCACATGTTCTGCTCGGTCTGCGGTTCCGACTGGGCCCTTCGCGACGGCCGTTGCAGCCACGTTCCCAACCAGTCCTACAAGCTGGGGGATGGAGACTTCGACGCCATCATGTACTTGATCACGGGCAAGCTCTACTACGACCACCTAGCCCGGGTGAACTCTCCGGCCCAGCCATACGCGACGGTCCTGGAACACGTCGAAGCCGACCAGATATTCAACTCCAAGGACATCGAGACGATGTTCTCGAACGGTGAGCTCATTGACGGCGCCGTCTCCAAGCTCGTTCTAATCGACAGCCAAGACGGTCCCATGGAGCTCGTCCTACAGGACACCGCCTTGCAAGACCCGACCTCGTCCTGGCAGGACAAGGATTGGGCCGAGGCCTATGTTCTTACCGGTCTGGCAGATGCAGGCCGGCTGAAGGACGAGGCCATCGAGGAAGCGCTGCCCCGAATCCAGGCCTTCCGAACCTCCGACCGAAGGGCCAAGATCGGCCAGCCCCGATTCCGCATCGGTCCCGATGGATGCCTGCGCATTACCGACCGTCTTACCGCCGATGCGGCCGCGGATCTGGTGAAGCGTGGCTCCGTCAAGTGCCCCGATCCCAAGCACCTTGGGTCTCGTATCTCGGAGTGCGCAGACCTAATGAACCCAGTCAATGTGGGAGGAGATTCGCACATGACCAACGATCCCTCCAAGCAGTGGGAGGAGGTCGTGAAGCTGGCGGAAGGGTTGGATTCCAAGATGAACCCGAACGCCGCATGCGACTGGTCGGACTTCGTCGGGGATCTCTTCGATCTCGCGACGGAGGAGGGAGTGGCCGAACAGGTGGGCTACCACGCCGGCATCATCGTCGCCGACAAGGTGCTCTCCAGCAAGGCCAGGAAGGCCCTTCCGGACAGCTCGTTCTGCGGCCCCAACCGATCCTTCCCCGCGCACGACGCCGCTCACGTGCGGAACGCCCTCGCAAGGCTTCCGCAGTCCACCAACTTCACGTCGGAGCAGAAGGCGAAGATCCTCTCCTGCGTGAGGTCCCGGGCCAAGACGCTCGGAGTCGAGGTGAACCAGGATTCCCTCAAGTACGACACCCTGATCCACCTCCTGGACAAGTCGGCCACTCTGCCGGAAGTCCCCCCGACGGAGACCGACACCCAGAAGCTCTCCCGTCTCGAGAAGCAGCTGGCAGCTGCCAGCACCAAGATCGGGGACCAGGAGGCGTCGATCACCAAGCTGCTCACGGACAACACGGCCCTGCGGAGCGAGACCAACAAGATGCTCGCCGCTCGCGTCATGGACCTCCGCGCCCAGCTGAAGAAGCCCGACGTCGTTCTGCTCGACACGGAGGCCAAGCGGCAGGAGTACCTCGCCAAGCTGAACCTCCGGACCACGGTGTCCCTCCAGGACGCCTGCCAGGATCTCCTGGTCGAAGTCACGAGCGCCGGGGCCAAGCCGCCGGAAGGCGTCGCGGACCCGACGGATCCCAAGCACGACAACGCCGGCAAGGGCGCGGGCAAGGAAGCCAAGGCCGGAGAGATGCCCAAGAAGCCGAACCCCGCGGCGAAGCTCGAGGAGCGTCTCAAGGGATCCAAGTAGGATCCCATCAAGGTCGGTCTAGCTTGTAGCTAGCGACTGTTCCATCAGCTGACAACCTCTCTCGGAGATAGAAGAATGACCATCGCGAAGACTCTCAAGGCGGCCCGTGGGTACGAGCGTTCCGGGTTCTCGCGCTTCGCGGAGATCGCGGAGGGCGAGCGTCCGGCTCTGGGGCCCGTCGCCAAGGTCGCCGACTTCCTGCCCGTGAAGGTGAAGGACGAGTACTTCAACGAGTACTGGGTCCTCTACGCGGGCACCATCCTGTCCATGGACAAGACGCTCCAGGGCGTCAACAGGATCGTTCCGGCCAACGGGCTGACCACCCCGGCCATCGTCTACGGAACGGCCGACATCGGCATCACCGTGGACGTGGACACGGAGCTCACCAGCCCGGCGCTCGTCGCCACGGCGCACAGCGCTTCGGCCGTCATCCCCGCCAACAAGCCCATCGGCTGGGCCTGGCACAACATCTACAACGGGGCTGTCGAAGCTCGGCTCATCAACTATGAGCTGCAGCCCTTCGTCTCGATCCTCTGCGACTACGAGATCGAAGTGCCCCTGATCGACGCCCTCGCCGGTGTCCAGAACTTCGTGCCCGGCTCCCTCGTGAAGCCCGGGTGCACCGGCGTCGAGCAGGGTCTGCCCCACCTCTGGGTGAACGGGGTGGACTCCGCGGAACAGATCTGCGGCCGCGTCCTCTACCGCGACACCATCCCCTTCGGGACCAGCTCGCGGTCCAGGATCGACCTCCAGAAGCCCGTCAGGGGCCTGGGGCTGTCCGGCACGGAGAACGGGGGCCGTCCGCGGCACCTCGACGTCTACCAGCTGGCAGCGCCGACCACGCGGGCGACGGACTTCATCCGGGTCAACATCACGCTCCTCTAGGCCATGAGGGCCTAAGCCTGCAGGATCGTCTTCTGCGGGATACAGGTGGTCAACTACTTCTCAAGGAGGTTCCAGTGAGCGATCTGGCCGTCCTCATCGCCTCCGCCGTCAAGGGCGAGGTGCAGAAGGCCTTGACCGACTTGGGCGTCAAGCCCGAGGCGCTCGGGGCCGCCGGCGGCAAGCTCAGCGTGCGCGATCAGCTGGCCCTCACGGACCAGGTCTGGAGGAACAACGGGTGGCTCGACCCGGAGGAGCGCTACCGCTTCCCCGAGGGACACGAGCGCGACGCCCAGAGGATCTCGTTCGATGCTCTCTGCACGGTCTTGGACAAGAACGCCAAGGAGATGAAGGTCCAGGGTCTGCAGGACGCGATCGAGACTTCGTCCGCCTCCATCCTGATCCCGAAGGTCATCACGCGCATCGTGCGTGAGGCCGCCGAACCGGTGCTCGTGGGTACGAGCCTGATGCGGCGCATCAACTTCTCCGCGGGGGAGACGATCACGTTCCCGGCGGCGGGCGGCGGCATGTGGGCCGAAGACATCCCGCCCGGCGGGGAATACCCGGAACAGAGCATGGAGTTCGCCGGCTACGTCACGGCGAAGATCGGGAAGTCCGGCCTGAAGGTCCGGATCACCGAGGAGATGATTCGGTACTCCATGTTCGACGTCATGACCATGCACCTTCAGGCGGCCGCCCGCGCGCTGGCCCGCCACAAGGAACAGAAGATCTTCAACCTGATCCTCAACGAGGGTCGGGTCGCGTTCGACAACGCCGGCGGGTCCAGCCGGCACGGCGCCACCACGGGCCGGTACATCGACGCGAACTTCAACAAGACCATCACCCTCGACGACCTGTTCGTGATGTACGCCGACCTCCTGAACGCCGGCTTCATCCCGACGGTCCTGCTGATGAACCCCATGGGCTGGCTCATCTTCGCCCGCGACGGCACCATGAGGAACTTCGGCTTCATCAACAACGGCCAGCTCTGGCAGGCTGGGCAGGGCAAGCCTGGCATCGGGCCGGGCTACAACAGCCAGGGCGGGATGAACATGGGCCCCTCCGTGGGGCAGGACCCCGACGCACTCAACCCGCAGGCCAGCCTCTACTCGCCGGTGCCGAGCATGTTCCCGGTCCCGATGCAGGTCGTGGTCAGCCCGTTCTGCGCCTTCGACGCCACGGACAAGACCACCAACATCATCATGGGCGACCGGAACGAGCTGGGCATCCTGGTCGTGGACGAGGACCCCGTCACGGAATCGTGGGACGATCCGCGGCGCGACATCCGCAGCACCAAGATCCGGGAGCGCTACGGCCTGGCGCTCGACAACCAGGGCGAGGCGGTCATCACCGCCAAGGGCGTCCGGATCGCCAAGAACTACGACTTCGAGGACAACATCCGGCTCAACTGGGCGGTCGGCACGGGCAGCCTGCCCACCGGCTTCATCCCGGGAATCTAGCCGGACGCTCCAACGAGTCCATGATTCGGGAAGGGGGCCCCGGGCTGACCCGGGGTCCCCTCCCGGTCTTATAGATCGACAGGAGGACCCATGCTGGTCCAAGCCCTCGTCCAATTGGACGAGCAGATCAGGCAGATCCTTACTACGAGGGACCCGGAGAAGATCAAGGTCGCGATCAAGAAGATCCTGGAAGACGCGGCCACAAGACCGGGTCGGGCGTCCAAGCTGCAGGCGGCCTACATCCTCGAGAGGATGTCCGAACTCGCCCAGGACATGTGCAGTGAGGACCCTGAGTTCGACGACAAGTTCATGGACATCTCCAGGTGGATCGAGAAGGGCTTGGTCTACACCAACTACCTGATCGACCCGGAGACCAAAGGCAAGTACCTGGCGACCTTCGACCAGACGATCATCAAGGCCAAGGTTCCGGACCCGAAGGATCCGAAGGCCGCGGAGGAACGTGAGAAGAGGGCAGGCGCCCTTCTCGACGATTGGAATCGCCGGGTGACCAAGATCCGCGAGCAGGCGCCCGCATCACGCAGGCCCGGAAGCAACCTGATCATCCCGGGCAGTTCGTTCTAGGAGGCGGCTGTGGCGATTCCGGTCGTCGTAAACACGACTCCAGGGTCTGGAGCCACCAACGTCGCCGTAGACGTCACCCTTGCCTTCACCTTCAACGTCGAGCTGCTGGAATCCTCCATCAACCTGGCCACGGTCCTGTTCTACAAGGACGAGACCGCCGAGCCGGTCCGCGGCAAGGTCTGGCTGAGCCAGGACCGCAAGACCATCAGCTTCCTTCCGGTGCGCACCCTCGTCCAAGACGTCGCCTACCGGATGGCCGTCGTCGGTTCCGCCGACAACATGCCCGGTGGCAACATCAAGGGCCTGGACGGCACCGACCTTCCCACCACCTACCAGGTGCAGTTCAGGACCAGGGTCGAGCGCTTCGTCCGCCTCACGGAAGCAGCTGGACGGGACGACATCGAGCAGGTCGGTCCCATCCGCGAGGAGGATGCAGAGGCTCTGGTCACAGGATACTTAGATATCCTGATGACCACTCCCAAAGGCTTCGAGTCCAACGTGGACCGAGGACTGTCGGAGATCAGAGTCTGCTTCGACGAAGACGTCCTGCCGACCGGTTCCGAGAACGCTCTCGAGCTGACGCTCAAGAACGTCCTGGGCATGGATGAGTACTACGGCGAGGGTGAGCCGCGACCGCCGGACCCGTCCGGACGGTACCTCCAGGACTGGCTTCCCACCGGTGACATGCGTCAGGCTCTCTTCGACGTCGATCCTTCCGGCACTGTGGCCTTCAGCGGTCAGTGCGCGATCTGGACCCGCCACAGCGGGAGCCCCGAGTTCCACTACAACACCGAGGTCGTCGTCCGGGTCAACTCCGATGCGATCGTGAGCCCGACCGGGCACATGATGGCGGAGGACGTCTACTTCAGCTTCACGACCCAGTACTTCCCGCTCTACATCGGCGTGGAGTACATCCGGCTGATGCTGGGCCGAGCTGTGTCGAGCCTCTTCGACGACACCATCCGCCGGCACATCCACGCCGCCTCGATCGACGCACGGGACCAGGCCGGAGGCTGCTTCGATACGGAGCACCCGTACCCAGCCGTCCGACGGTACGTGCGCGCCCTGTCCATCCTCAACATCCTTGGCGAGCTGGGCATCCTCCCGGTACTACAGTCCGGGCGGAAGCGTCTGGGCGACCTGGACATCCAGTACAGCCCGACGGACTTCTCCAAGCTCATGGAGGCCTACAAGAACGCGCTCGAGGACAAGAAGAAGGCCCTGTTTGAGCTGAGGGCCTACCGCCGTCAGTCCGTTCCGCAGGTCGTCATCAAGGGCGAGGAATGGCCGAACGAGCGAGGGGACTTCCGCATGCGCACCTGGCAGCATCTTCGGAACAGCTTCCGCGAGATGGCCAACACTAAGACCGAACGGCGCGCGAAGTCCGTCATGGGCTACGACCATCCGTCCGTCAACCCAGAGGTTGCCTGGATCGGCTGGTATAACGACGATCGGCTGGAAGGCTTCTCCTTCCCGTGGTGGATCTAGGAGAGATCATCATGTCAGATCAGGCGCCCCTGCAAGGGGTAGAGATTCTCGATTCAGGAGGCGCCAAGATTGTGCCTCCGGTGCCGGTGAAGGACTGCTCCTACCGGACATCCGACATCGAGATGGCCACAGTGCTCATCACGCTCGGTCACAAATGTCTGGACCTGGGTGAGAAGAGGGACAAGAAGGCCAAGCGGGTGGTCTTCGTGTTCGAGCACAACAGGGTCCGTGAAGACCTGAAGAAGTGGCTGAACGGTGGACTCGCGGTCGATCCGAGGTTGCTGCTGAACAACCTCTCCGACCTGAAGAACTTGGTCCACAACAAGGGCTTCGAGTGATAGGCGACCCCATTAAGCCTGAGCGCTGGAACGTCCAGCGGCCCCCATCCGCGGTGGACACGCGGCAGACCAGTGACGCTGGCTTCCGCACGTTGTACCGTGAGGGCCCGGACTGGGCCGGCGACATCAATCTCCGCGAGGAGATCGCGGGGATTCTACAGCTCCGCGGCCGGTACGTCTTCCTCCGCCGGACCCAGTATCGCAGGTGTGGCTGCTGGAATGACGCAACCAAGGAATCTGATCAGGACTGCCCCAACTGTACAGGCACCGGCTGGCAGTACAAGGACGAGCTGCATCTGGCTCGCTTCGCTCCGGTCACGCGGCCGGCTGTGGCAGCTGAACTTGAGGACAGAACCGCGATCGGAATCGTAGGCGTTGGCGATTACATCTTCTGGTTCGGCCACGATGTGGAGCCCGGCCCCAGCAAGCGGGATCTCATCATCGAGGTCACGACGAACGAGGAGACCCGGCTTCCGGTCAAAGCCTACAACATCGAGAAGATCTGGAACATCGGGCAGGTCCACCCATTCCGGGATCGGAATGGTAGAATCGAGTACTGGGCTTGCTGGGTCAAAGAGGGAGCTACAGGCAAGGAATGAGACCCGACGGCACGCTGGAAGTGTGGGACGAAGTCTACCTGCCCGGCTACAAGGAGCTGGCGGTCTCGGTCAACCCGAAGACAGGCCAGCCGTACCGGCAGCGTAGGGATCGTGGCGCCAGGATCACGGATCTGGCGGCCATGATGAACGAGGCACTACAGTCGTACCAAGGATACTGGGTGAAGCACCCGTACCAACCCTTCCGTGGGTGGCTGCAATTCGCACGCTATCTCTCGCAGGGTGATACGGTGTACAATAAGACAACGGGAGACGTCTACACGATCAAGGAGCTAGTCGATGAGGAAGATGGCTCGTTCCTCGGGCAGGTCCTCCTAAGCGGGGGCACTACTCCCCGAGAGACGGACAGACTCCGACTCGATGCCAAGAACCAGGTCGTGTTCTCTCACGCGCACCCGCGATCGGAGGTATCCACCGCGAAGTACGAAGGGACCACGGAACTGACGGATCAGCCGGCCCCGTTCAACGACACCATCGAGTGGTCACAGACCCGGGTGGAGCCAGGAACCGTTGGGAAGAGGCCGTTCGACCGGGAGAGACAGGCGCTGCCGCTCATCCGGGAGACGAACCTTGACGACCTGGTCGATCCGGGCGTGGCGGTGGACACGAAGGGCTGGTGGTTCGACCACCTGATTCAGTTCGACCTGTTCGGCCGGACCAATACTCGGCTGGACGGGGAATCCAAGCTGGATGGGTCGGGTGACCCAGGCTTGGTGAAGTGGTTCCAAGACTTCATGGGAAGGTACCGCTGGGTGTTCTTGTGGAATGGGATTCAGCAGATCCTGGAGTGGCAGGGCACAGCAGACGAACCAGTGGGACGGATGAAGAACGACATGGTCCACCGACCGTTTACGTTCTACGTCCGGACCGAGAGGATCTCGATGGCTCGGGTTCGGAGGATCCAGCAGATCGACATCCTCGTAAGTATCGGCGCTCCTCAGGAGCTGGTGGCACCGAGCGGATGCCCAGTGCCTACCGGACAGATCGGCATTGTGATCAACGACCTTGGACTCTACAGTTCGATGGGAGGCTAGAATGCCGGACTACACTTCCATTCCGGGGGTTCGCACCGAGGTCCAGGACTTCGGCACCCGGATCACGCCCCCCATCCTGGGCCCCAAGGTGACGGTCATCGGCTTCACGGACAACCCGAACGTGCCCCTGGAGGATCCGTACATCCTGACCAGGTTCGAGGACGTGTACGCCTTCGACAAGGCCGACGGTACGCCTTCCGAGCTGACCAAGAAGTTGGAAGAGCTCATGGCGGGCCAGGGTCGGAACCTCGAGGTGTTCGTGCTCTCGGACGGGTCGGGGAACCGGTACTCCGGAGACACCGTGACCCCTTCCCAGCGCTTCGCCATGATGGCGCGCGCCTACGAGCTCCTGCTCCACCATGACGTCGACATCATCCTCCCTGTCGGGGGACCCATCGACATGACGGGGCTGCTCAGCACGCAGAACTTCGGTTGGCAGCTGGCCAACTTCTGCTACCAGAGCACCAAGGAGTACAACAGCGCGATCGGGGTCATCGGGGTCCAGCCGCCGTCAGCCGCGGTGGCCGGGACGGGGATTCCCAGCCTGGCGCTTCAGTCCCAGTGGGTCAACGCCCTCAAGGCCTTCGACACGACCGCCCTCCTCGGCACGAACTTCGTCATCTACGACGGAGTCACGGACGGGGACCTGGACGGGATCCCGGACAACTACGCGTTCCTCGCCACGGTCGACGAGACCATCCCGGTCGGGAGCCCGCCGTGGAACGCCAGCAACGTCCGCAAGGACGCCAAGGGGCACCCGATCGACATCGGGGGCTACATCCGCGTGGTCGCGGGATGGGTCCGCGTCCGCAACGAGGCCGCCAAGCGCATCAACCCCGTGGAGGGGTACTACAACGTCAACGGTGACGCGCTTCTGGCCGGTCTCATCTCCACGCTGCCGCCGGAGATCGCGTTCACCAACAGGGTGCTCGCCGGTGGCGAGATGCTCAGGAACCTGTCCGCCAGCCAGGCCAACGACCTGTCGCGGTACCGGTTCGTCTCGTTCTGGTCCAAGCCGACCGGCTTCGTGGTGGTGTCGGGCGTCACGGGAGCCCACAACGTCGACGACTACCACCGGTCCGACTTCGTCCGGGACACAACTGTCCGCATCACCCAGGATGCGATCAACGTCGTCCGCATCGCAGCGGGCCCGTTCATCGGGCTGCCGAACAACGGTGTGAACCGCTCGGCGCTCGAGAACGCGATCGACTCGGCTCTCGGCAAGATGCAGGAGCGGGGCGCTCTCGAGGGCTTCCGTTACAGCGTGATCTCCACGCCGACGATGAGGGTGCTCGGCCAGATCGTGGTCGACCTCACCATCGTCTGTGCGTTCGAGATCCAGACCATCACGATTCGCATCGGACTCTCGGCGGCCTAACCAACGTGGTGTGACCGTCGAACCCGAAGTCTTGGAGGTGGACAATGCCGACTCCTGGAATGGCAGCATCGGTCGCCCGGCTCAGCCGGACGTACAACAGCTTCTCCGGGGTCGACATCCAGGCTGTGTTCTCGGGGAATCGCATCGGAGAACTGCAGGGCGTCTCCTACACGGTGACCAGGGAGAAGGCGCCGCTGTACACGATGGGCTCCCCCGATCCTCGCGCGTTCTCCAGGGGGAAGCGCGGGATCGCCGGCTCGTTGATCTTCTTGGTCTTCGACAGGTCCAACCTGCTCGAAGCCATGGGCTCGAAGGCGAACTTCTGGTCCGACACCATGGACGGCTCCTTCCTGAAGGACGGGGGCGGGCGAAGCCTCAACGCTGGAATGAACGGCGTGGGCGACTACAAGCCCATGTCCCTCGAGGCCGGTCCTGGGTTGGGCGAGGTGGCGGATTACCGGGAAGGAGTCGTGAAGCAGTCCAGGGCGTGGTACCACGACCAGATCCCGCCGTTCGACATCGTCCTGACGGCCCTCAACGAGTACGGGCACGCGGCTCGGATGGTGATCCGCGGAGTCGAGATCCTCAACGCCGGGTCCGGTATCTCGATCGACGACATCACGACGGACGAGAACATGACGTTCGTGGCCACGGACATCATCCCGTGGCAGTCGCTCGGTTGGGCGGATCCGGAGAAGGCCCCGAGCAACATCGGTGCGCCTTCGTCGTTCGTCTAACCATCTGGCTATGGGGCCCCCTGGGCAACTGGGGGGCCCCATAGATCCTTCTCATGACCTTCAAGACCAGCACAGAGCCATTCGGTGATCAGTCCGGCTTCGGCCTGAACGGAACGGCCGGTAGCGCGCTTCCCAATACCTACCCGAACATGCAGAAGGAGTTCGAGCAGTGGACCCTGGGCAACGGCCGGTCCTACCTCGAATACAACTCCTTCAGTGGCGTCGACATCAAAGCCGCCGTCTGGATTCCTCCCTCTCCCAGCAATCCCACCGGTAGCTACCGAGTCTGGTCCGAGCTGCAGACGGTGACGATCTCCTCCGAGCGGCCAGCTGGGCCCGTCCGCAGCCTTGGTGTCTCCTCCGTCCGTGACTACGTCCGTGGAGTCCGGACCATCGCAGGGTCCATGATCTTCACCCTGCTGGACAAGGACGTCTTCGTTGACCTGTACCAGGAGAACACCAAGGAATCTCCAGGCTTCAGCCCTATGTTTGTAGACGTGATCCCATCATTCCACATCATCCTGAACGGCGTGAACGAGATGGGCCTCGCCGCAGGTCTGGTGATTGCCGAGTGCACCATCACCAACATGGGCCAGACCTTCAGTGTGGACGATCTCCTTCTCGAGGCGACATACACTTATGTGGCCAAGTATGTCAGCCCATTTGTCAGCCCATCGGGTTGGAGAACAACTCTGGACATTGCCATGAGTAGCATGTCCAGCAAAGGTATCATTCGAGCCAGTGATATGGCTAGGCCTGGTGGCTTCCCAGAACCCGAGATCTGGAAGAGTCGCGGATGAAGTACCCAGATTCATCCCTGCAGAACTACTGGAGCCCGGCGCAAGTGCGGCTCTACGTCAGCGGCGTATGGATTGACGACGCCTGCTCCGTCTCCTACATCGTCTCCGACCCCAAGTATCCCAAATTCGGGTACTTCGACAGGGTCCTCCGAGCTGTAGCCACCGGCCAGACGATCGTCAACGGCGAGCTGGCCATCAACTTCAGGTTCAATGGCTACCTACGTGGTGTGATCGAACAGGAGTTGGGCCGCCGTAAGGACTTCGACTACCTGTCGAGTCCAGAAGCTGGCTTCCGCACGCTCTCCCCCAACTTTGAGGAAGTACTGAACATGAGCGTGGCCGACCAGCTGGTCCGACTGTCAGCCATTGCCCAGTCGCAATCCAAGTCCCGGGAGAACGAGTTCGAGAAGTACAAGAACCAATGGTGGGATCGGAAGCCTGCATATCCGGATGTTGTAAGACCAGCTCAGAATACCCAGCGAAGGTTCGAGGAGGCTTATGACCGTCCAGGCTTGTTCACCCAGGGCTTCGACATTATGATGGTCTGGGGCACGGATACGGACCACCCAGATCCGGCCCTGACAAGATACATCCTGGACGTGCACCTCGTCAGCGAGATGGTCCAGGCAGAGATCGAGGTCCCCGACGGAGGACGTGTCATCCGCGAGGTCTACAGGTTCCTCGCGAAGGAAGTCCGAGCAGGAGACCCAGCTAAGTCGGTACCCCCTGCAGGGGGTGCCTTAGTAGGCGCCCATTAGGGCCGTGATTCTTCTAGGAGGTTCCTCATGAACCCAGCAGACGCAGAACACCTCAGAGCACAGCCAGGAGAGGCCCCCGCCAAGAAGGAGGATCCTTCCAAGCGGGGGGAAGCCGACGACCGCAGCGAGATCCAGCGCCTCCGCGAGGAAGCCAGGGGCAAGCGGGTCGAATATCTCCGGTCGCTCAACAAGGAGCTTCCGGAGATGGTGGAGAGATGGAAGGCGCAGTTCCCCCGCGTGGAGTCCATCCACGTCCTCGGCACTCTCTACATCTACCGCGGCATGAACCGCGGCGAGTACATCGCCCTCATGCAGCAGGGTCAGGACAAGATCAAGAACGACGAGATGGTGGCGTCCAAATGCACGCTTCACCCGAAGACCGAGCAGCTGGCCTGGGTCGAGCTGCCCGCCGGTCTGCCGACGACTCTCGCCGATCTCATCCTGACTGCGAGCGGCTTCGGGGCCGAAGACGCGGTGCCCATCCGCCTGTGAGGTGGACATGAACTCTCGAGCGGGCCGGTTCCAGAATCCTCTGGAGCCGGCTCCTCGAGGGCCCTGGGAACCGCCTGAGCTGGCGCGCGTGGCGCTCGAGAAGTCGAACGTCGGGTTGCGTCTGCCGGCCAAGGTCCTGGAGCAGATTCCGATCTGGCGGAAGCAGTGGAGCGAGTTGTGGCTCGTCCAGGTTGGGGACAAGGAGTATGCCTTCCGGTCCCCGACCCGTGAGGATGCCATCCAGCATGATCTGAACATGCCATCGGCGCCGGCTCTGGCAGTGGACCAGTTCGTCAAGGACTGCCTGCTGTACCCGAAGGAGCTGCCGGAGAAGATGCCGATGAGCGAGTTCACCTCGCTCTACCAGGCGATTTGGGTCGCGTCCGGCTTCAGGGATTCCAGGGTCTTCGAGGATAAGTTGGCCCTGTTCGACAGAGTCGCCAGGGCGCCGGAGCAGGAGAATCTCCTGCTCCTCCTCAAGACCTTCCCGGGCTTGCTGCCGGACGACGTGAATGGTTGGCAGCCTGAGAAGCTGATCTACCATATTGCTCTGGCCAGGGTCCTCCAGGGAGCAGAGCCGATCAAGGAGAAGAAGCCCAAGCCAGGCCAAGCCCAAGCGCCAGCTGCGCCGACCGAAGCGCCGAAGAAGGGAACCTTCAGCTGGAATGAGGACCTCAAGGACTACAAGGCCTTCGAGAGGTCTCAACCAGCGGGTGAGTTCAACCTGAGACAGTTGCGGTCGGGGAGCTGATGCCCAGCAGAGACGAGTTGCGCCAGGATCCGTTCTACGGAGAACAGGATCTCGACGAGCGCGGTCTCTCCGAACGGGACCAGATCGGATACGTCCGGCCTGAGGACCGCGAGGAGTACAGATCCAACCTCGAAGCTTCCCAGGGCTACCCCTACGTCCGCGGGGTGGCCTACACCGCCCTTCTTGCTGCCGGCGCCTACGTCGGTCTCCGCCACTTCGCTCCCCAGCAAGTCCGCAACGCCACCAAGTTCATCCAGAAGCAGATGACCCAGCTGACCCAGCGCAAGGGCGGCTCCGGCTGGCTCACCCAAGTTCAGCAGTGGCTCTCCCGCAGCGGGCCCGGAGCGCGCCAGGGTGTTGCCCGAGCAGAACTCTCCGGCGATCTCGAGCACGACGTCCGGATAGCTCGGGAGCTCTACTCTGCCCGGGCCGGCTACATTGGGAATAGGGATCAAGTCCTCTCTGCCATGCTGAATCGGTACGCGTCCACGAACCCGAATTCTCTTCCCGTACCCGCAACTTGGCCTCAGCAGATCGCCTCCCTGTCCAGTATGCCCGCCTTCCAGCGCGCGTCCGCCCGTCTGGGAATGCACTCCCAGGCGGCAGCTGCCCAGCTGGCCCAAGCTGCAATCGAACCGGCAGCTCCCACCATGGGTGAGAGCATCGCCAAGGCTCTCAGCTCGGTCAGATTCCCGTTCACCATGTGGCGCCCGCTCGAGCTACTGGCTCCCACGGAGCTGCTCAAGCGGGGCCCGGTCTTGGCCCACCTGGCCCAGGAGAACATCTACGGGGTTCCAGAGCTCGCCGCCAAGGCTTCTGCAGGCATGCAGGAAGCCATGTACATGGGTGGCCGGATCTTCGGCGTCTCGCCCATTCGGCAGGGGATGCCCTACAAGGTCATCGGCGCGCACCCTTTGGCCACCGGATACCAGATCGGGCGTCTCGGCTCCGGTATGGGCAAAGCGGCTGCGATACGCATGGGCGCCACGATCGCCAAGCCCTTGTCCGAGATCTTGCTGGGAGCTCCCCAGCTAGGTCAACCTCTTCAGCCGGGCCAAGGCTTCAGAGACATCCTCCGTCAGCCGGGCATGAGCTGGTGGAACAAGATCCAGCGAGTTGCCCTTGAGGCGGGTGAGCGTTATGGGATCGGCCCGCAGTACTCCCCGAGGATGCCTCTCGGCGGCCATCCCAGGAACATCCTCGAATCGCTGCATGCGGCGGCTACCCGCAGGAAGTACGAGTACACCAGCCCCCAGAACCCGGTGTGGGGAGTCACGCCGGAAGGCGCCTGGCTGAAGAAGAACCTCTTCGGCCCTCTGGGGTGGACCAAGCTCGGCCAGGTTAAATCACGCGCCGATCTCACCTGGTGGGAACGACTCCAGATGTTCGCCGGCATTGAGCCGAAGCGGGCAGTCGAATCCATCCGTGGAGGGCGGGTCATCCGGGAGAAGCAGGCAATCGGCCACTTCCTCAGCGCCGCGGGACTCCGCGCCAAACAGCACCTGCCGTTCACCAAGACGGCAGCCCTACGTGGTGAATTCTACGCGTACAAGGGCGCGCGCCAAGGTCTGTCGGACTGGGTCAACTACCACATCAACAGACCTGGCTGGCTTCTCCAAGAGCTCACCGGACTCGGCTTGAAGCAGGGCAAGACCCCTCTTGAATCGCTTTGGAAGATCGGCACGCGCGTTGCCGCGCCGGCCTACTTCGGCTGGCAGGCCCTGCAGTATGCCGACTACAAGAGCAGGTCCTACTTCGGCTACGGCCCCATCTCCGGACCCGCGGTCCTCTACACCAAGATGAGGTCTACGGCTCAAGAGATCCTGGACTCCGTCGGAATCACCAACAAGGCCCGCGAGCTGGAAGAGAAGTACCCGGGCCTGGTCGACAGCCCGCTCTCCCGTGGCTTCCAGGCAGTGGCCTTCCCGTTGGGTGGGGCCCACATCGGCAGAGCCCTTGGCGGCGCCAAGGGAGGCATGATTGGATTGATCCTGGGCGCCACGGCCGGGTTCCTTGGAGCCACTGGAGTCACCAAGCCTGCCGAGGAGCTCCGCCAGATCTACCAAGGTGAGAAGGAAGTCCCGGTGCATGCAGACCGGTGGTGGGCGCTCGGCCGCCAGCCGTTCGGCGGATCCAGGATCAAGTACTGGAAGAAGCACTGGCTCGCCGAGTACATGTCCGACTACAGGGACACGGCCATCTATGGGAACCGTAAGGAGGCCTGGCGTGGCAGCTGGCTCCCGACCCCGGAGAACTGGTTCCTCCTCAAGAACCTCTACGACCCGTACTACGTCGAGAACCTGCACTACTACGATCGGCCCTACCCAACGACATCCCCGATGTTCGAGGATGTCCCACTGGTCGGCGGAGTTCTCGGCGCCACCGTTGGCCGCCTGCTGAAGCCGACGATGTACCGGCCCGTCGAGATGCCGAACAACTACGGCCTGCCGCATGCTGCGATCGCAGGGAATGCACAGGCGGACGCTCTAGGCATGTCGCCTTACATGGTCCAGCAGGCGCCGCCCATGACCAAGTGGCGCCTGTCCCAGATGACCGGTGAGACTCTTCATCGGTTGTTCGAGTGGACTGGGCTCCCGGGCTTCGCCGCTGGCGCCATGAAGGAGACCATCACTGGGCAGCCCGGATGGTTCGAGCGGGACACACTCCTCGCCGCCTCCGGGATGATGACCTCGACGGAGCGGAGCTACTACGAGAAGAACCTCGGTGGTCTGCTGGGCATGACCGAGTTCATCCGCCGCTTCATTCCCCGCGGTCGCAGGAATGCCATCTACAACCCGATCGAGAACGTGGCACCGGACTGGCTGCCCGGCCACCGATCGGTGTTCCCAGGCGACAGGACTGGGTACTTGGACTTCCACAGTGGTGATCCCTACACGGCCCTCGAGAAGGGCGAGGCTAGACTCCCCGGTCCGGGTTACGAGTCTCTTCATGACCTCCACAGCTTGGAGGCCGGCGTCTACGACGACTTCGACAAGTTCAAGATCCTGTCCGACATCGCCCCATTCTCCGATGCCTTCAAGTACTACAAGCGGACGATCGAAGGACAGATCCAACAGGGCGAGCTGAGCAAGCAGGACCTCAGCCGATACTACCAGACGATAGACAACCTGGACGAGAGAATCGAATCCAGGATCTCCACCTATTCCAACCGGTTCAGCACAGGCGCCTTCGCCAGCGACACGGTGACGATCGAGCGGCTCCTGTCCGGGACCCAGTTCCAGGTCCAGGAGATGCCTGGCGTGACCTTCCAGCTCGCCGGCGTCAAGGACCGCGTGGCGGACATGGACTCTACCCAGCTGGGCCAGTTCAACCGGCTCAAGAACCGGATGTCCCAGATGGTGGGCGAGCAGATCGAGATGACCTGGGGTGGCTCCGGTGTCATCACTCCTGCAATCATTGGAAGCGTCAACAGGGAGGCGATTGCCAGCGGCCTTGAGGCGGACCGGCTCAACGGCCTGGGGTACCAGGCCAAGTACGGCGTGGGTGGGGCGCCCGCGGCCTACGAGAAGCTCATCCACACGGAGCTGCCGGCACCTCTGGATTACTTCAGGACCAAGTGGCTGGGTACCAGGTCCCCGGTCGAGGAGTACGAGCAGTTCCAGGTCTATGGGACGGCGAACACCAACTGGAGCCACCCATTCAAGAACTACATCCTCCCCTGGTACCACTCGTGGACCCACACTCCGACGGCCGAGTCCTACAGGGCCCGACAGATCACGGGTTACATGGATCGGTTGCAGTACTTGAAGTACCAGCAGCTGGCGTCCATGGCCGAGCAGGGTGGGAATGCTGGCTTGGCCATGCAGCTGAGGCACGACGCCCGGCATTCCCTTGAGGCCCTCCAGCCCAGCGAGGCGGATTACTGGAAGAACATCTACTCCGCCCTCCCGCCGGCAGAGCGGCCATACTTCAACGCCTTCGCCGGCACCACAGGTGAGGAAGAGCAGGAGAGGATCATCGAGGCCGTCCCGGAGTACATGCGCCACCACTACATTGGCCTGTGGAAGCGCAAGATGCCGGGTGGAGAGTTCAACAGCCCGATCCTTCAGCGCTACGCCGACGAGGCGGAGACTGCTTCCAAGATCCCTGTGGACGTACGCGTCGCCGAGTTCTTCGGCCAGTATCCGACGCCTCCCAAAGACTGGATGGGTTGGCATCCGGGCGTGGACCTGGAGTCCATCACCATCAGGACGGCCCAGTCGGAGGGCCTTGACATCCACCAGCTGGGATACTGGGAGAGCCAGGCGCTGCAGGCGGAGAAGACCTTCCCCGAGCTGGAGGGCCCGGAGATCGAACGTGATCCCAGCTTGGATCGGCGGGACAATCTGATGAGCGATATGGCCCGGATGGGGTACACTAATATCCGAGAGACCCCGAACTTCTCCGATGATGGCAACGTCAGGGTCGAGGTCAAGCGTAGCCGGCGCAGTTACCTAGAACGCTCGCGGTCTCCGTTCAACGCCGCGAGCCACACCGGAGGTGAGTGGTAGTGGCCGGAATGCCCAATCCTCTGGATCCCCTCACCGGAAGACCGCAAGCTTCCGTGCTGGCTTCTGGTACCCACGCCGGCTTCAAGAGCGTTATCGAGAAGATCCGCCAGACGGAAGCTGGCATGCCCGGCCATACCCAGTCTGTCCTCCAAGCCGCTGGCCTCACAGGATTCGCCCCTGGCCGCACTGGGATGGCAGCTGAGCGCTTCATGGGGCGCATGTCATCCCTGGGCTACCAGTACAAAGCCGAGCTGATGGATGAGGGAGCCAACCTCAGATTCCACCTGCTGCACGGGATCAAGGACCAAGCCAAGTCGGTAGGCGCCTACTTTGACATCCCCGTCGAACGCGGTGGCTACGTCCAGCTACTTCCCAAGGCTGTGATGGAGCCCGGCGGGTACACCTACGCCGAGGGTGTCAAGAGAGCTTCCTTCGTCGCCCGCGGCGGGGTGTACAAGAAGGGTGAGAGCTGGAAGTATCAGAGCTGGTTCTCCGCCGTCACCTCCGAGATGGAGCAGAAGCTCGGTGCAGCTCCGGTCTCCGGACCGGCTGAGCTTCGGCAGCTGGCACGCGGCCTTCGCGGCGTGGTCTCCTCCGGGTTCAAGCGGCTCGTCTGGTCCGGAGGCGAGTATGGGGATCTTGCGGCCAAGGCGCCCTACACCAAGACGGGATCCATCTACGACATCTTCCAGATGGGCGTGGTTGGCGTGTACCAAGGACCTGGCTCCAGTGCTGGCGCTTTGATAGACCAGAACAAGAGCAAGTTTGCATTCCTCAAGGGAGAATTCCTCCCCGAACGATCTCTGGAACAGATCACTAAGTTCCAGGCTGAGATGGCCAAGGAACTGCCCGGCCTGTCCATGGAAGCCATCAAGGCAGAGACAGGTTTGGCAGGCAACCTCGGCGTTTGGAAGCTGGGTCAGATCGCTCCGTTCGGAGGGTACGCCGACCCGGCCGCGCAGACCTACCAACGCCTGGCGATCGCTCAGCTGATCGGATCCGACGCCAGATATGTCACGCCTGTCTCAACACCAATCGTCGAGGCCATGAAGAGCGCGACTCGGGGACAGACCATGCCTGGTGGGGCCAGCGGTCGCTTCTCTGTCGAGTCCAGGATTGCTCTGGTCATGGATCCCCGATTCGAGACTGCGGTAGCCGGTTCCGGTGGCGGGGCCATCATCACACCAAAGTTGGCTAGCCAGTTGGCCGCTGACTACACGGACCAGGCCAAAGCCGACTCTGCCAGGTGGGCTGGGATGATCGAGGAGGGAGGGGGCCGAGCAGTCTCCCGAACGCGTGTTGGCACCAACCTCATCACCTCCCTGGGCACCAAGCAAACCGTGGGTGGCATCCGCCAGATGTCCGGCGCCCAGATGGCCATCGGCTGGTCCACCTTCCTCAAGGGCAAGAACCCTGAGGCCGTTCGGGAAGCTGTCATCCGAGACGTCGTCCAGCAAGTTGGCGGCTGGGGAGCTGGAGTCAAAGGTTCCGCGGCGATCGCCGCAAGGAACAAGGCGACGTCGGCATTCTACAGAGACCTCGTCACCGACGTTCTTGGCGGCAAGGCCAAGATGGCCTACGTCGGTGAGGAGGGTCGGCGCGGTCTTGCTCCTCAGCTCCTCATCGACCCGGAAGCTACCTTCGCTCCGGACCAGCTCACCAAGCTCAGCCAGGCTATCGACAAGCACAACCAGAGGTTAGGCGATCTAAGAGCCAGCAAGCTGATCGAAGACACTGCGGTGATCCGTAAGGGCTTCGAGTTTGGCCAGCTGGAGCTGGGCACTCACAAGCTGGCTTCCTTCTTCGTCTCCGCCAGCATCATGCGCCGCCTCGAGTCCCCGGAGGTCGTCCTCAAGACGGCCGGCGCCTGGACGTTGCCCGTGAAGAACCCTCTGGCGATCTCCATGCCGGAAGGCTTCCCGCGCGGCAAGGAGAGGTACTACACTGGCCGGGCCGGAGAAGCCCGTCAGGTCGTCAACAGCCTGTACAACCCGTCCGGCGCAAGGCTGCAGCTCGCCGACGTCACCAACCTCCGGATGTGGCACACCAAGGAAGCCAACGACTTGGCGGGCATGTACGAGCACATCATCAAGAACTGGAGGAAGGACGCCAAGGCCGAGCTGAGCAAGACCGTCATGCCCTTTGGCGGTCTCGAAGGTCTGCCCTCCGCCTTCCCATCGTTTGAGAACGCTCTGACGGCTGCCCAGCTGAGGAAGAAGTTCGGCCACTTCCAGCCGACGTCCGGGATGGGTGCCAAGAAGATCGAGGAGATGGCAGGGACGATCTGGGCCGAAGGCAGCCCGCTGAGGAAGACGGGCGTCGCCATCAAGTTGCCGGGAACCATCAGCATCGCCAACATCCCAGGGGTCAGCGGTGAAGGAATCCTCACCCAGCAGATCTACCTACCCGGGCTCGAGATGTACAAAGGTATCCGCGAGGAGGCCATTGGCTTCGGGGCCCGGGAGTCCGATGTAGACCTCTACATGGGCAAGCTCCAGAAGGCCCATGAACGGCTCTTCCTCAGCCTCACCGCCAAGAACCCGAGCACCGACAAGGTCCAGGAGCTGGCCGGCGACTTCTACAACAAGCTGGCCCAGGCCATGGGTGGCAAGAAGGGCATGCTGTCCTACTTCAGCTCAGCACCCATGGCCCACAGCGGATACTTGGGCCTGGTCGCCGGCGGCATGGGACCTCTGGCCAGAGAAGCCGGCACGGCTCTTCCCGGGAATGCCTTCGCTCACATCTCCGAGACGACGGCCAAGGAGATGGGTGTCTACGACCTCTTCAGGAAGAAGGGAACCGTCTACGGCCGCGTCACTGCCTACCCGGGTATCGGCCCCACCATGGAGACCGTACTCGGCTTCAAGATGGTCAGCGACTCGGCCCTCGGCTCCAAGAACCTGAGGATCTCCAACGCCCTCGCCTTGACCATGTTCCGCGACTTCGACGCCGACAAGGCGGCCGTGACCTTCTTCACGGGGAAGCGCGCGGAACGCTACATGAAGGCCTTCTACAAGAAGACCGCCCTTCCCCGGATCTCCATGTATGGCAAGGCCTGGAACGAGCTGACGCGAGAGGACCCTGAGCTCGCCGGCATGCTGATGAGCTCCGAGGAGTCCACCAAGGCTGCAGGGCAAGCCATCAAGGATGCAACTATTGGTGGCAGGAACCTCAGCTACGAAGCGGCCCTGTTGACGGTTGCAACCAAGGACAAGGCGGTTGCCGGGCGCCTCACGGAGAGGATCGCGGAGAAGTTTGGGACCAAGGCCCTGACTCCAGCAGTCAACTGGTACACCCAGTCATTCCGCGAGATCATTGGCGCCAAGGGCATGGAGCAGGCCCTGATCAGCCAGGGCTACCTCAGCAAGGAAGCAAACCAGCTAGTTGGCAAGAGCGGCTACACGGGACTCCAGCTGGCCAGTGCCGCCATCGGCCTGTTCGAGCAGCAGTCGGCCATCTCCAAGGGCAAGGGCATCCTCCCCGCCTCGAGTAGCCTCGTGCGGCTTCTGGGCGCCGGCTACAGGTTAGAAGGGAGCCAGCAGCTCGACGTACCCAAGTTCGAGCAGGCAGTCAAAGAAGGTACTGGATACCTTGCCGACTTGGTCAACTCGACTCGCGGTGGGGGAGCTGCGGAAGCAGCTCGGGGTACGAAGTTCCGCGGCGAGTATCTGGCCCTTGCCGATGATGCCAAGCGTGAAGCCGCCATGCGGAACTGGCTGGGTTATGGTCAGGCCAGGCTCGACATCTTGGAGAACACAGGCCGGCTTCCCATGCGTCCCCGTCAGCTTCTGTTCAACAAGGCAGAGAGCGAAGCTCAGGCAGCTACCATGTTCCATGGTCTGCAGGGAATCGCCGAGCGCCAAGCAGCCCTTGCAGATACCCCTGAAGCCGTAGCTCGGGTCTGGGCCGAACATGAGAAGCGCCAGCTGGGCCTCATGGGTGTCTACAAGCAGTTCGGCTTCAACATTGGTGTGGATGAAGCTGCACTCGAGTCCCAGAAGGCTGCCAGGCTCGCTGGGGCCTCCGCCACACAGTCAGCCGTCAACCAGCTGACCAAGGAAGCCGGTGCCACGGCCGGCAGAACCGTCCTGGACAGGGTGGCAGAGTGGTGGACCAACGCCGGCACGCCGTACTGGCAGAAGGCAGGGGTGATCACCGGGGCGGCCTTAATCATGGGGGCCGTGGCCAAGAACACCTTCTTCGGCCGGTATGGGCCCGATGACCCCTCCCCGATCGCCCAGCCGCTGGCGTTCACCCCGCCACCCCCGATAGTGCCTGGGCCCCCGATAGCAAGGCCCAGAGGGCCCAACGAGGCCCCTGAGCTGCCCTACAACATGGGGAAGAAGCCTGGCGGGCTCTGGGCACGCGTGGGACGCACCCTGGGGCTTCCTCCAGAGGCCTACGGGGCTGAGGCCCCCTCAGGGATGCCCGGTGTCCGTCCGGCCTTCGGGAACCGTGTCAATATGGCAGGGGTGGGCCTGGACCTCGGGCCCGGGATCGCCGACAGCGACAGCCGGCCCCTGATCCTGGCCGGACCCCCGGTAGGCAGCTCTCCACCTATCCCGCCAGCCATCCCACAGGCTGGCGTGGAGGGCCCTGGCGTCCCGTACAGCTCGCCCCTCAGCGAGCCCCCAGCAAGGATGCAGACCCCGGATTACATGCGCCAGGGCATGACCGTCAGGGCCACAGCTCCTGAAGGGCGCTGGGGTACCCAGAACCAGTTGGAGGGATCTCTCAGCGAACTGGGGACCCCGGCTGAAGTCATCAATAACCGTTGGGACCCTTCCGAGGGTATAATCGACAGACACATGGCGTCCCTGGATGAAGAATCGAGCTCCTTCGTATGAGTGACGCATCCAAGCTTCTGGCGGCCCAGGACGTCTCGCTGGCGTACGAGCAGTACGTCCCCGTGGTCAACGAGATCAAGCGGGCGACGGCCAGCTCCCAGGAAGTTGCTGGCAACCTGTCGGACAAGACCAGTGAGCTGGATGAGGAGCAGGCGAAGGTACTTGAGAGCATGCTCCGGAACAGGGACGCCAACAAGCCCAGTGATCCTCCCCATGATCCCTACATGGACATGAGGATCGGCTTCACCTGGCTCCAGATCCCACCATCCCACATCCGCATCAGCGAAGTCCGCTACAACGACGACATCCCTGGGCTCCGGACATCGTCCAACTCTCTAGTGAAGACGGGCCATGGCCAGATCCGGATTGACCTGCTGCTGGACTTCGTGGGCGAAGATGGCATCAACAAGGAACTGCGCGAAGTCATCGCCCAGTTCCGCTCGACGCCCTTCATCCCGCTCGAGAGCCAGTACGTCTACAACGCCATCATGGCCCAGGCAGCCAACGTGCCGGCCAAGACCATCGACGACCTGAACCTCAAGGTCATGCGCGCCTACGACGAGTACGTCAAGATCCAGCGCCAGATGGTGGATATCCTCGTCGCCAACCCGGCCTTCATGCGGCTGTCCCTTCTGAAGACCAGTACGACCGAGGCCGCCATCCGGGAACGCCTGCTGAACATGCTTCCGGACGAGCTCCTCACCCAGCTGTCGGACACTGTTGGAAGTGCTGGCCTAAAGAACACTGCCATGGGACCGGCCCGCAGCGTCGGGATGGGTGAGCTGTTGAAGGACTCTCTTGGCAACCCCACGATCTACAGCGTCAGTGGATTGACCGAACTGGGGCGTACGGCCAACAACATCCTGATCACCATCCGGGATACCCACGCCGAGCTGGTCAGGCTGGGCATCCCAACGGCGTCCAGGCGGCCCGTGGTTCCTGTCGTCCTCCACACCCTCTCGATCGAGACGGTGCCCGGAGAGATCGACACGCTGAGGGTCCGCTTGGCCTGCCTGTACTTCGCCTTCGGCCCCTACGTCCAGGAGTTCGCCTACAAGACGGCGCTGGGAACTCCGACGCTGGACATCAGCCAGTGCCCGTGGTTCTCGTACTACGTCCGGCGCCGATACCTCGCGGGCGACACGTCAGCTGACCTGGACCAGCCTTCCGACATGGGCATGGGGTACCTGGGCAAGTTCCGGTTCGCCGCGGGCCAGTCCTTCACCTTCCAGTACCCAACTCCAAGGTTCGTCCCGGCCGATTCGGACGACGCCAAGTTCGATTTGACCTTGACGGTTCCGGCGGAAGCCGTCGGCCCGAACAGCATGTATAGCTCATCTGGTGCTGGCATCCGGACCAAGAAGGTGAAGCCCGAACCGGAGACCCTAGAGATCCTGACGGGCGATCCGAACCTGATCCCGGTCCAGACCTCGATCGTCATCCAGAATCGAGTCGCCATCCAGCCGATCCAAGGCTGTCTATACGGCACGGCTCAACATCTCGGCGCCATCAACGCCAAGATCTCCGTCGCCTTCCATGCGGTCGGAGACGACAAGTACGCCCACGACAGGGCCGTGGCCCGGATCCACCGGATGAAGCTGCTGACGGACCAGGTGGCGCTGATCGGTGGACCGAAGGCCCGAAGATCCTCCAAGATCAGGGTCACTAACGACCTGCTGGCTCTCGCCGGCGTGCGCGCGGTCCAGATCGACGGGGTCACGACTCGGAACAATCCGGGTGAGATCTACTCCTCGACGATCATGCTGGACCTGACGGAGTACACGGTCAACCAGGACAAACGTGAACAGCTGAGGATGGCTAGGCCCGATCTACGGGACAACCTCTCCGCGATCTCCCTGGACTACGCCATCGACATCGCCGACCGGTACCTCCGGGATGATCAATCTACCGAGCGTGGTCAGTTCGCCAACTCTCCCGCCGGTCCCTACTGCTTCCAGGCTCTGTACAGGAATGGCGGCATCCTCACCAAAGGTGTCATGACCCAGGTGTTCGCCAACAGACCTGAGATCGTTGGGGCCATACTGGAGAACCTGAAGAAGGAGTTCGCCAAGACCAAGCAGGAGGAAGAGGAGAAGAGGCGGAAGAAGGAAGAGCAGGCAGACCTGAGTGGGATCAGCGGCATCGGCAAGTTCTACGGCTACAACTCCGGCCTTGGCACTGACAACTTCGGTCGGGCCGCATCCAATCCACCATCCTCCTTCCTGAAGGAGTACACCAGCTCGCTGACCAAAGCAGCCGAGGTTGAGAAGAGGCCGACTTCCAATGACTTCTTCGCGGAGCTCTCCCGCCTGGCTGGCGAGGCCCTCAAGTTCTGGTCTGCCTCCAAGCGACCCACCAAGATTGCCGGCAAAGTTCCGGCAGCTCCGCTGTGGCAGGTAGACAGCAAGAAGTACATGGAGTTCGACAGGAACCCCAACAAGTACCTCAAGGAGATCGTCACGACGATCCGCGGGCCCGGATTCCCGGACGAGCTGGCTGGTCTCGATGCCCTGATGGACTACGCACGGGACAACTTCAAGGAAGTCCAGGACGCCATGCTCTCGAAGATGAAGGACATCAGGGCTATCAGCAACTACCCCGACCTGGCCCTGCCGACCTTCGCCGACGCCTTCTTCGGGTCGTCCGAGATGCTTGGCGCCACACCTGCAACGAGCCTGTCCGTCCAGGCCATGCGCATATTCACCACCAAGTACATGGGAGCCAAGACCAAAGAAGTCATGCGTCGCTTCATGCCGACGTGGAGTGACCTCGGACGCCAGGCGCCACTGGATCAGGACAAGTACGACATCGCCAAGCAGCCGACGGATCCTGTCGATCCGGACTTCTTCTACTACCACAACCGTGTCTCTCAGTACTTCGATTCCCAGGCTGAGGAGCTGAGCTCCGAGGTGGACGCTCTGTACAACCCTCCCAGCACGGAGATGAATCCGGACCAGAGCACCCGGACCAAGGGAGACATCAACAGGGCCGACGCCAAGCGGATTCAGAACCAGCGCGCGATGCGTCCTGAGCGGGCATCGGCCATCATGGAGGGTGACAGAAGCGACCTTGTCAGCAACCTCGACCTAGTACCCAATCCCGATGGGTCCTACGGCAAGATGCGGAATGTGCAAGGGATGTGGAAGTCCACGCCCGTCGATGAGGGCTTCGGCAACACCCCCATGCACTCCTACATGCCGGCCAACCCAAAGCTCAGGAAGGCCTTCGGCGAGCTGCAGCATGATAGCCCGGCCAACATGCGGAGCTTGTTCCGAGAAGTCCTTGATACCACCAAGGACGATGTCGGCCGGCTGTCCAGGGCCTTCCCCACGTTCCGCCTCTACTTCATCGAAGAGGACAACGAGCAGTTCGGGTACTGGGACGACTTCTACGCGTACAACGCCGTCATCGACTTCCAGCTGTCCGAACACAAGTTCGAGCCGTCTCTGCTGCAGATCCGGCTCATCAACGTCACGGGCAACCTCGATCAGGCCAGAACCAGCTACGAGGATCAGGACCGACTCCAGGAGGACGCCAGCTGGATCCAAGCTGATGGGAGCTACAAGGATCCCCGTCCACCCCTAGGCTCTGCCGGCCTGGAGAAGGGAACTGGCGAGAGGAAGCAGCTGAGCGCCTTCTTCCTGCAGACTGGTACGCCGATCATGCTCAAGGTTGGGTACGGCTCAAGCGACGAAGATCTCGAGATCAAGTTCACTGGTCAGATCGTCGAGATCGACCCGGGTGACGTCATCACCATCATCGCCCAGAGCTACAAGAACGAGCTGACCGTTCCCCTGAACACCTTCATCAGTTCCAGCGCCGAGCCATACCGCGTTGTGCAGTGGATCATGGAGAACTCTCCGACCATGCACTTCGGCAAGTGGAGCCCCTATGAGGCGGGGATCCTCAACGGGCAGAACGTGGCCGGCGAAGATTACAACCGAGACTCTCCCGAGAGAGTCGGTTGGGATGGGTACAGAGCTGGCTCGGCCGACGGCAAGACCAGCGAAGCCAGGAAGCAGGCCGAAGGTGTGTATGGTGGTGTCGGCGAGGCTATCGGTGGAGCAGCCGGAGCAGTGGTCGGCACGGTCAACATCTTCGGGGGCCCGATCACTGGTTACCTGGCCGGCAAGTACGTCGGAGGTCTGATCGGTTCAGCCCTTGGCGGCGCTGCAGCTACCGTAGCTGAGCTGACCAGCGACAGGAAGATGTCCAACATCTACCTGCCGCGGCAGTCCTTCTGGAGGAACTGGTTCTCCTCCGGGAGTGAGTATCTCATCCCCGACAGCACGGGGCTCGAGGTCCTCCATGAGCTGACCAGGCATCTACCAGGCTACGTCTTCGATGTCCGTCCTTACGACCATCAGGCGACGCTCTTCTTCGGCAAGCCCGAGCAGAGGTACTGGTACACGAGCCTCAAGCAGAACGAGGAACGTCTGTGGCTGGACTACCAGAGGAACCCGAGCAAGCCCAACGAGAACTTGATCATCGACGTCGTCCTCAACTTTGAGGGATCGGTACAAGGCTCTGTGTTCAAGGAGAACTTCCGCGCCCGACACACTGCCGGCAAGGAGATCGTCAAGAGTCTCTCAAGCGCCGCCGGCTCGATTCCGGGACGGCTCCTTGGGACCCTGACCTTCGGTTTGATGGGCAAGGACTACAAGGAAGAGGGCAAGAGAGTTGGTAGGGAGCTGCTCTCGGGCTACACGGAGTCCCCCGATATCACGACGGACATCAAGTACATTGAGAAGAACCTCGGTGACACCAATCTCAAGGTCATCCTCGCCTACTTCTTCAACCGGTACACGGCGGCCTATGCCAGCGGCGACAAAGCGGCTGAGGCGTGGATCACCCTCGCCAAGAACGTCGCGACCTTCCGAATCATGTCAGCCCCAATCGAGAACGCGAAGGCCAGCTATAATGCGCTCATAAGCAGTGGAGAGATGTTGGGTGTCACGAACGACGCGGGTGACAACATCGTCGACAGCGAAGGCGGCCAGACCGTGCAGCGGCAAGATGGCCGCATCCAGTATGTCAAGGATATCAACAAGGTCCAGAAGTTCACGGCCAGCGCAACGCGCGATAGCCTGCTACCCGGCTCGATCCTTGTGTCTCTCACTGACTGGAGGGACAAGGTCGAGAAGATGGGCCTGAAGAACGATGGGACGAACGAGTACAACCGGTCCCTCCGAAGCATGATGGAGAAGTCCACGGATCTGCGCGCTCTCAACGCTATGCACGACGGCAATGCCGGAGTCACGGATGCCCATGGGAACCAGATCCCCAGGGACGCCTACGACAAGATGGTCGAGTCCATCCTGGACGTGATGCCGGACTGGAAGCTCTTCATGTCCATGCTCAAGATGTGGCTTGAGCAGCAGATCTTGATCGGCGACACCAAGCTCCTGAAGGAGGCCTACAACGAGGGTCGTAAGGCGGAGAAGTACGAGCACAACCCGAGGACCAAGCGCTTCAGGGACCACCACATGGCGGACGCCCTGCAGCACATCATCAAGAACGGGATCATCGCCACCAAAGAACAGATGGCCAACACGGTTGTGGTCCAGTACTCCAACAACATCGGGAACTACACCGAGGGTGGCGGCCGGTACTTCGTTGCCTACGACAAACACTGGAGTACGTTCGAGCTGATGGTCAACGAGAACATTCAGCCGAACGAGAAGAAGGTCCGGCTCATCACCGAGCTGAACATCGACCAGTCCATCGGCGCCGAGCTGGCAGCCTACTCCAACCTGGCCGAGGCCCTGCGGCCGATGTACCGCGGTGAGCTGATCCTCCGTGGCAACGAGAGGATCAAGCCACACGACATCATCTGGATCAACGACCCGTACGAGAACACCTTCGGTCCGATCGAAGCGGAACGGGTGATCACCCACTTCGGTCCGGACACCGGCTACATAACCACGGTGGTTCCGCATGCGATCTGCATCCCGCAGAGCAGGTCCAGCTGGATCGACTGCATGGTCTGCGGCCAGCTCAACGCCCTCAAGAGTCTGGGCTGGATCGGGGGAGCCACCCTGTTGGGTGGGGTTCTTGGGACGGCACCTTCACTCGTCCTGGGTGGAGCTGCTGGCGGGGCTGGTGGGTTCGCTATGGGCGGCCCAGCTGGTGGCGCAGTCGGAATCGGCACCGGTTCTGCCGTGGGTCTCATCTTGGCTCCTGTTGGGGCCATTGGAGGCGCTGGGATCGGCCTGATCGGCTCTTACATGTGGCAGAGCTGGAAGCTGAACGAGGAGTCCGGAGCTGGGCTCTGGGGCAACTTGACCGGCCGTGGGCGCTATGGTAGCATGCGGGCACCCGTGGATATCATCCCTCTTGTGAGGAACGGCTCCCCATGGACCGCAGGCCTACGCGGATGGTCCGACGCCGACTGGACGCTCAGGATCTTCAAGCAGTGGTCTAACATCACGCGTGGGGCCGGCCTAACCTCCGAGATCGCCACGAAGGCCTGGGAGGACCTCTAATGCCAGGCGAACTCGCCAAGATGCAGAAGCGGGGCCAGGGCGCCAAGGGAGAGGTCCCTCTTGGCGGCCAGCTGCAGAAGCTGGTCCTTCCGATCTTCCGCAGCCCCATCTTCATCGGCCACGGAGCCCTCAATCCGTACTTCGTTCCCGGCCTGGCGCGCGGGGGATTCCCCGGCGAGGACGAGTACGGCTGGGGCACCCACCCGAATGGTCTCGTGGACTGCATCAACCTGCAGGCCTGCACCAACGGGTTCAGCCTCATGGCTGAGCAGAACTGGCCGACCTTGTGGGACTATGAGCGCCGGGACGACCACGAACCGGTGGTCCAGTTCCTCGAGAGGCTGATCATCCCGATCCGCCTTGATCCTAGCTCGGTCAAGAGGATCCCCAACCCGGAGACCTGGAACGTGGAAGTCCAGCTGGACAGCGGCTTGCTCAAGCCGGGGGCCCTTGGGAAGCTAACTCTGAAGGCCCGACCCACGGAGGGTACGGAAGCCGTCCGCAGCACCTTCTATTCGGCCAGGAAGATCTTCCCTGACTTCACCAAAGGATCCCAGCCGTGGGTGACAAACAAGTAGACGATGTTCCCCAGAGAGTTGGGGAGACCTACGACCTCGATACCACCTCCACGATTGACCAGGAGGTAGCGGCGGCCGTACAGAAGGGCGAAGGGGAGGAGACCCAGCGGACCCCGCGGCAGATTCAGTTGCAGCAGCTGGCCAACCGTTCGGGTACCATGAACAGGCCAGGTAACCTGGACGACATCAACGAGAGCGATCTCATCGTCGGTGATGGTGGCCAGACGATCCTTCTCAGGGAACGTGGCATTGAGACTCACGCGTCCGACCCGAACGATCCCGGGATCAAGATCGACGGGATGGATGGGAGCGAGTTCAGGACGGGTGGCCAGCCTCTGGAGAGGGACACGACGGCGGACAAGGACATCTATGCGGATGGCAAGACCCGGAACCGCAAGGAGGCCTACGGGGCCAACCACATCGTGGACCCCTACAAGCCCATGCTCAACACGGCGCCCATGTGGGTTCGTGGCCTTGTTCGAGGAGTAATCATCGCCATCCGCGTTCTAGACGAAGCCATGGGAGACGATTGATGCCCCAGGTCGGAAGAGATCTCGAGTTCGATGACGATGGCGACATCGTGGTGGACGACACCGGCGACGTGAAGCTGGCCACTGCCGAGCGCACCGTCATCCAGGACGTCGAGTTCAGGGTCCGGACGGACCACCTGGACTTCGCCCCCAACTCCGCGCTTGGAGCGAACCTGATCGCCATCCGTGGCCAGCCCAACAAGCGGCTGACCGGTAGCATGGCCAAGGAGCAGATCTACTACTCCCTGATCAAGGATGGGCGCTTCCCGAGGAACAGCCTCTTCGTCGACGTCGTGCCGGTGGGCCGTGAGACGATCGCCGCCTTCATCTTCGTCCAGGATTACATCGAGGGGATGTCCCAGAAGCTGAACGCCTACGACTCCAGCCTGATCGTAGGGTTCAACATCTCCTTGGACGTTGGACTCATCAGCCGGATCACCGGTCCCAAGGAGTGAACGATGGCCATCGAATACAAGTCGGAAGCCGAGCTGAATGCCCTCTGCATCAGCGAGCTCGCCCGGGAAGGCAAGATCACCAACCTGACGGAAGGATCCAGGGCCAGAGCCCTCCTGCAGATCATAAACCGTCGTCTCGGCGAGATCTACGGCACCCTCCGCTTCAACGTGGCCATGGGCTTCCTGACCTCCGCTACGGGCATCTTCCTGGACCTTCTCGGATCCGTGGTCGGGCTCGTCCGCAGAACCAGCTCCCAGGCGCTGATGTCGCGTGAGGACGAGGTGATCAAGTTCTACGTGGCGACGGGAACACTGGCCGCGAAGATCCCCTCCAAGGTGATCCCCATCGGCACGATCATCCAGAACTCCGCCGGGTCGATCCAATACAAGACCACGGAAGCCTCGATCTTCGACGACGTGACCGACAAGGTCTTCGTGGCTGCTGCGTCCATCAACTCCGGCAGCTCTTCCAATGTCGGGGTCAACGTCCTCACCGTCCACTCCCTGGGGATCGCCGACGTCTTCGTCACTAACGCCAGGGACATCTCGACAGGCTCCGACATCGAGTCCGACGACAACTACCGGTACCGGATCGCCAACAGCCGGGCCATCCGTGAGTCGGCGAATCTCACCGCCGTACGGATCGCCATGCTACCGGTCCCTGGAGTCTCCAACGTGGTCATCAGGGAATACCCGGGCTACATGGACGCCCTGATCATCCCAGCGGGGAACTTCGTGACGGAGTCCGTGGTCAAGGCCTGCCAGTTCCTGGGAGAGCGGGAGAAGGCCGGCGGAGTGCGTCTCTTCTGCCGCGGGCCGGCCATGGTTCCCTACGAGGTCTACACCCAGATCCAGATGGCCAAGGGAACGCCATCGTCCGAGCAGCTCGCCATCAAGGACAACGTCCGCGCAGCGATCATCAGCTACTTGGACCAAGTTCCCTTGGGAGGGAACATGGTCCTACGTCAGCTGGAGGGACGGATCCAGAACTCCGATCCGAAGGTCTACGATCACCGCATCGTCTGCCTGACCTTCCAGCGCCGGCCCCAGCTGCTGAGGAACTACCGGCTGCGTGAAGATGAACTGTTCATGCCAGACCCCGAGTCCGAGAACGCCGTCGTGGTGGCCGCGGTATGAGCGAATACGAACCGAAGGCTGGGTTCTACTCCGTCGAGACGCAGCGGGTTGCCAACAACCTCCCGCCGTGGATGAAGGCTCGTCGTGAGAGGGACTCCAACCTCCAGTACCTGATCAACCCGCATGCGGCTGGGATCGAACATGTCACCGACCAGCTGGAGGAGTTCCTGCGCAGCCGGTACCTTGAGCTGGCCAACCTCGACGAGCCGGACCAGCTGAGGAAGATCCAGCTACCCTTCGAGGTCAAGTTCAAGAGCCCAAGAGACCTGGACAACTACCTGCTCAACAGCTCGTTCGAGATGTGGACTTCCCAGGACCGGCTGCCGGACTTCTGGCGGTCGACGGGAGTCGGCGTTGTCAACGTAGCTACCGGACTGCTGGGAGCCAATGCAATCCGGCTCCAGCCGGACCCCTACAACTATGTCGACCTCTACCAAGACGTGAATCAACCGGTCAAGGCCGGCGTGGCCTGGTGCTTCTACATCTGGTACGTGTCCAGCGCGACGGGTCTCACCCCGCCAGCGACGGGCTTCGGCCTCGAGATCATCGGGACCCACCACGACGCCACCATAGAGACCCTTCGGGTGGCCTTCGACGCTGACACCGGCGGGTATCCTCGGCAAGCGGTGATCTCCAGCGTGTTCAGCCAAGACATCGTGAAGTTCAGCTACCGAGTCGTGTCCACGCACAGCGCCGGGTTCCCCATCAACACATCCCTGTACGTGGACATCGCCATGGCAGCTCCAGGGGAGCAGGCCAAGGACTGGAAGCCGAACCTCTTCGACAACGCTCCGTACCTCGACCTCTACGACCAGATGGCGCCGGTCGTCATCGAACATCCACGCCGATCCCAGTTCGTCGAGAAGATCCAGAACTTCTGGGGGAAGGCCATCCCGACACGCGCTGGATCCCCCACGGTTCTAGACATGGGCGGATCCATCGAGCCCGTCCCGACGCCCGGGACGGATGGGATCACGGTCTACTCGACGACGGGCCGGCACTACGAAGTGGACTTCTGGGGAGACAGGTGGAAGTTCGCCTGGCAGCTGATCAGGGATGTCTCGAGCAACCCAAGGATCAGGGCCCTGGGAGTCGACGCCGAAGACATCATCGGACCGTTCGACATCGCCTTCAGGAACTGGAGGGACTGGTTCGAGGATGGAGCCACCTGGTATCCCGAGGCCATGACCTACTTCCACGGGTACCTGCTGGTGGTTCTCTACAAGGCCTCCGTCCAAGGGGGGAACAAGCACTTCCTGGCGATCGTGGACCCAAAGACTCCTTGGCCACGGCCGAGCTACCTCGAGTGCCTGGCCATGATCGAGCTGGATCTCAGCGACGAAGTCTACGTCACGCACGCCGAGATCCGACGGTCCGACCAGCAGTGGCTCTACCTGTGGAACGGCGAGACCGAGTGGGCCTTCCCGCTCTACTACGATTACTTCATGGTGGATGATGCGCGGAAGGTTCTGTACCTCCGCGAGGACTACGGTACGGTGGTGCCTCAGCTGATGTTCCAGGGACGCGACGATGAGCTGAGCCTGCAGCCAAGGGAGGGATAGAGATGGCAGCTCCTACGTTCGACAGGGTCTTGTGGCTCCAGGCTGGCACCGTCTACACGCCTCTCCCACCTGAGTTCCTGCGAGTGGTGAACGGAGGCTACGCATCTTACTACGGGAACGAGAATGCCATGAACACGGGCCCCGACCAGG